TACTTGTTGGATAAATGGCTTGGTTATGCGGGATAGAAAGCGTTACAATATGTGCCTGAATTCTCATTTAAAATAACTTACGATAATTTAACGTTATCCGTTAATGCCGTAAAAGCGCATAAAATAAGCGATTCCTTGTTGCTCGTCAAAAATTCGTCAAAAATCATTTTGAGAATATCCGATTCACACTGTCAGACGCCGCCCGTCTCATATCTTCCGTAAAGTCTAAGTATGTGTTAATGACCGTGTTGATTGTGTCACCCAAAAGGGCCGCTACCGTCTGTACATCCACGCCGTTGGCGATTAGGTTTGTCGCGTATGAATGACGCATATCATGTATGGATGTGTGCGGCAACGTTCGCTGTATCCATTGGTTGACATTATGTGTATATGGGGATGCGAGAGGGAATACCCTATCTGCCGTCCGTGATACCTTCTCCAGCGTTTCAACAAGAAGGGCGGGGATGGGGATTGTTCGGTATGAGTTTCGCGTTTTCAGCGGGCCTACTGCGTATACAGGCTTGCCGTCTGACGGCTGTTGCTTGATTTGCCTTGCTACCGTTAATGTGTAGTTGTGAAAATCTATATCTCCCCATTCTAATGCGATTATCTCCCCGTATCTCATCCCACTATAGTAAGCGACCATTACAATATCTTTATAGTATTCACAGCCTTTGCGGACCTTGCTATCTATGAGCGATTGAAACTCCATGGCGGATATGGCCCGTATTTTCTTCGCTTCTTTCGGACGCGGTATCTGTATCCTTGATGCAGGATTAACGGATACAAGCCCGTAATTGGTCCGGGCATGGTTTAGGATGCTCCGCAACGTAGTAAGCCGTAGTTCCTTGGTTTTGGGGGCGTATTGGTTCTTTTCATTCAGTATAGCAATTATCTGCTGCCGCGTGATGCTACGTAGCGGCTTGTCGGCTAATTCATCGAAAAATACAGCTGTTTTCTTATACGCCTTTTGACTCGACAAAGCCAGTTCCTGCTTATCCCGTAACATGATCGGGATAAAGTCGCGCAAGGTAATATCTGCCAATTCATTACTCGACGGCACGAACGTTCGCTGTAATTCTGCCAATAGTTTATTTCCGGCGTCCTTTGCCTGCTGTTTGGTCTTTAGGCCCTGTTTGCTCTTCTGACGCCATTTATCACCGTCCTTGTAAGAAAGTATGACCTGCCAGCCTTTATCCTTCTGACGGTATGTAAAGTTGTGATTGATGTTATACATAGCTGCCTCCTGGATTGACTAGCCGTGAAGATGGAACGAATGGAACGAGTCTGCAACGAAAACAAATACGTTGCAATTTTTTTTGAAAAGTGGTACTTGAAATGGTTCTTCCTGTCCTATTACTAGTGAAGGCGGAAAAATATTCCTGGAACCGTCAGATTCCATTGTCCGCCGTGGCTATATAGTGAAGGGAGAGATGAACCATGGAAATGTATTTGAGAATGAAACAAAGCGGGAACCAGTACGCAATCAAGCCGACAGACGACGAGGATGTATATGAATTCGTCGACACGCCCGAAAAGCGGAACATGATGCTGTATGAAAACGCACGCTACTACTTAGATATGGGCTGGGATGAAGCCGAAAAGGCATACCGCGCGGAACACTGGACGCCAGAATTCGAGGCACATATCAAGAAGGCTATCCTGCACCTGGAAGCGGCCGACAACTTCTATCGCGTACTTTATATCATGCTCCGTGACGAACAGGGAGAGGACGCGGCAGTTGAACAACTACTCGACGAAATCTGCAGTGTAAAGAAACTCCTGCACTATGCAAGGAAACTAGATTCTGATTTTGAAGAATGATATAATAGAGAGAGGCCAGCTTGTGAAGGAACAAAGCTGGGTTCCCGGAACGGGAGTAGCCCTGCCGCCATCTGCCAGCCGCGGTATGGGTTAGAATTCCCTTGCTCCTGGGGCTGGCCGCTGTCTCCATCCCTGTTGGAATCGGGAATAGGCCTGCATGGTATCCATGTGGGCTTATTTTTGTATTTAGAACGAAATTATTATTATATTTTTCTAAGGCCTAACACTCTCCATAAAATACCGAATAAGGCACTTACAATAGTAAAGGCAACGGCAATAGCAACGGCCATTAAGATTCCGAACGACCATACCGCATAGATGAGTAAAATGATTTCAAGCACAACATTAAAGGCCCTTACTTTCGGGGTATATCTTCCGTGTAAATGGTTGTGTAAAGAGCACCATGCACTAACGACTACGCAAATAATAACGAATGATAAGGGAATTCCAAACATGATCTATCACTCCTTCACTGCAATGTATTGCGTTTTTAGTTATTGGTATCCGGAAAAACTGATTCTATGCCATCATTTTTGACCTTATAAGATGTATATGCACAAGTGATGATTGTAATGATAATTGTTGCTAAACCTTGTAATTTAGACATATCCCCGAAACTATAATTACCCGTGAATGATAAGAATATACTACAGATGCCTACGAATGAAACAAGGGCGGATAGTACGTAAATAACAATGACTTTGTGCGTCGGGGCTATTTTCGTAGCGGCAAACAATCCTAATTCAATGGCTAGTGCGCCCTCAACGATACAACTGCCAATAGCGTATATTATTCCAGATGCGCCAGCAAATGTCAGTAGAAGAAATAAGCAAGCCCAACGTATGACGGCATAACTTATAATAAAAACCGGAAGGACGAGAACCCAGCGCATAACATTCATTTTAACCACTCCTTTTTATAATTTACCCCGAAGTTCAACGACTTTTCCTAATATCTGTACCGGCAGGGACTGAATTTCTTTGTTTGAGTAAAAATGAGGTTCATATACGCTCGTATTTGTTGCAATAAGGGTAATACCGTCTTCCTGCTTCTTTATGCGCTTGACCGTTGCTTCATTCCCGTTCACAAGGACTATGGCTACATCCCCACTGTCGACGTCATCCTGCCGACGAACAATAACTACATCTCCGTCCAACATACGCGGTTCCATTGAATGACCGCGTATTTTTAATGCAAAGAAATCGCCTGTTGCCGCAAGTTCCGGCGTAATTTCTTCATAGTCAAGTATTTCCTCGACAGCCTCTAACGGAATACCCGCCACGACACGACCCAGAACCGGGATGCGAACACCTCGCCCAGTAGAAGAGGGCGTCTTAGATGAAGGAAGTAAATTTTCTAATGGCGTATTTGTCGCCGTAGCTATTAACTGAAGAGTGGAAACACTGGGATTATATCTATCTTTTTCTATATCACCAATATAAGAGCGAGAAAGCTCCGTTTTTTTAGCCAGCTCCAGTTGTGTCAATCCGGCTGATTTTCTTGCATCTTTAATTCGTTCGCCTATACTTTTCATAAAAATCCCTCCTTATTTCCGTTGTGCGGTTTTTCCGTCCTTTGGGACTATTATAATATAAAAATGGCGGGAATACTATTGACAAAATGACGGAAATACTGTACAATTATTTTGCAAGACGGAAATACAAGTGAAAGGAGGTGATACGATGAACAAGATTGGGCACGTACTTAAATCCGCTCGCGAAAAGGCTGGATTTACGCAAAGAGAATTGTCTAGCAAAGTTGGCGTTTCGCGTGCGTATTACGCGGACGTGGAACGTGGCCGATACACCCCTAGTCTAAAAGTATTATCTAGATTGGCCGACATTTTGGGCATTGACCTTAATTTTTTGAAACAAAATGACGGAAATACAAGTGAATAAACGGTGCAGACGTAAAGCTTTCCACCTTGTACCGGATTGCAGAAGCACTCCAATGTGAGGTTACAGATTTGATTTGAAAGGAGCAAAAGCATGAACGAATTAAAAGTTTTCAACAGCCCTGAATTTGGACAGGTACGGACGTTTGATAAAGGCGGCGAACCATGGTTTGTTGGAAAAGATGTAGCAACAATTTTAGGTTATGAAAGAACGGCCGATGCTATTAGAGCGCATGTTGACGATGATGATAAAGGGGTCGGCGAAATACAGACCCCTGGCGGAAAACAAAAAATCGTCATTATTAATGAATCCGGCCTTTACAGTCTGGTCCTTTCCAGCAAGCTCCCGACGGCCAAAAAGTTTAAGCACTGGATTACGAGTGAAGTTCTTCCGGCAATCAGAAAGACCGGCGGGTACATCGCTAACGCCGAAATAATGACGGATGCGGAAATTATGTCCAAGGCATTGCTGATAGCTAAGCAGACAATAGAAAGTCGAGAACAACGCATCCATTCATTAGAGGCGGAGACGGAACGCATGAAGCCGAAAGAAATATTCGCCGACGCGGTCAGTGCTTCCAACTCTTCCATCTTGATTGGGGACTTAGCAAAAATCCTACACGGCAACGGTATTAAGATAGGCCGCGGACGCTTATTTGCATGGATGCGTGAACACGGATTTCTCATCAAGCAAAAAGGCACGAGTTACAACATGCCGACACAGAGAGCAATGGAATTAGGATTGTTCCGGGTAAAGGAAGGCTCTTATGTTGATGGAAAAGGGAACAACATCATTACCAAAACGACAAAGGTTACTGGAAAAGGTCAACAGTATTTCATCAATAAGTTTCTGGCAGAAAAGAGCTGATAGCCATGAAACTATGTTACAGCTCCGAAGAACTGCAAGAGCTTTTCAAGTGTTCCCGGCAGACCATCTGCCGCATGGAAAGCGACGGCAGGTTGAAACGCCTGTACGGCCTTCCTGGCACGTTCTACCGGGCGGCGGACGTACTGGCCCTTTGTGAATACGAAGAGCCAGCGCACGGGCCGCTGGAATGGGAACATATTGAAAAAGAAAATAAGGCCCTGTCCGAAGAGAACAGAGCCTTGAAAGAAAAATTGAGTCGAATTTATGAGTTTTTGAGAGAGGCGGTGAAATTATGAAAGCCATTGAAATACGTGAGCATGCACCGGAAGGGAAGCAGCATGATCGCAAGGTTTTTAAGCGGATTGCCAGTGCCGTTGCCTTCACACTGGCCCTTGCCACGGCTTGTGGCATTGGCTGGTACGCAGGCGCAAAGCTGGCCTATGAGCAGAAAGCCAGCGAAATTCAAAAAATCCATTATGTCGAAGAAGGGGAAACCCTTTGGGACATAGCCGCTGGAATTTCCGGCGATGACCAAGACATTCGCAAGGTTATTTACGATCTTGCGAAGCTGAATGACATCGCACCGGACGCCGACCTCAAAGTCGGCCAGAAGATTGTAATAGCAAAGTAGCTCTCCCGACGGTTACGAGAGAGCTACAGAGGCTAGATGCTTGGATATTTAGTTTATTGCCTTAATTATAAGGCAGAAAGTTGAGGGTGTCAATGAGAGCGAGAGATATAGAAGATTGGGGCCGTAAACCTTGGCCGTTTGAAACGCATTACGAATTGCTCAGCCCCTTGTCGCGCAGTGTATCCCATGAACTGGCGGATACCTGTATGAAGATTGGGACGCTGCTGAAGGAAAAATTTCCCGACAACGACGACATTGCCTATGAAGCAGACGCACTGATGACCGCCGCGGAAACGTTTGAAGGCAACTGCTGTTTCCCGGAACTGACGGACGAATTGTCCGACAACTTAAAGTTCCTTGACGTCCATATCGACAATTTAAAGCAAATTGATGAAGTTGATTTATCCGGCTTCATTGATGATTTGACAGAAGTATTGCAGGACGGTAAAGATGCTGTTCTGTTTGACCGTAGTCGTTGGTTCAACGACACGAAGAAAGGAGCATAACCATGGCCAGCTTATATGAAATCAATCAATCCATTCTTAATTGCGTAGAAGTCGAACCGGGTACGACGGTCAACATGGAAACCGGGGAAGTCATTGACCTGGAAAAACTTTCCCTGCTGAAAATGGAACGGTCTGAAAAAATCCGCAACATCGCCTTGTGGGTCAAAAATCTGAAAGCCGACGCAAAAGCCTTGAAAGAAGAAAAGGAAGCCTTCTACAAGCGACAGAAGGCGGCGGAAAACAAGGCCGCACAGCTGGAAAGCTACCTTGCCAACGTCCTCGACGGTGAAAAGGTTAAGGAAACGGAATTCTCCATTGGCTGGCGGAAGAGCAAGGCCGTCACGATTACGGATAAAAAGAAATTACCGGAAGCCTTCTTGATTGCACAACCGCCGAAAGTCGACAAGACGGCCATCGGGAAGGCCTTGAAAGGTGGGGAAGACGTTCCGGGTGCTGAACTCGAAGAACGGGTAAACATTCAGATCAAGTGAGGTGCTAGTCATGGAAAAGACAATTTACAAGAAACTCATGGCTGTACAGTCGGAGTTGAAAGCGCCGAAAGGCCAATACAATAAATTCGGCGGTTACAGTTACCGCTCGTGTGAAGATATTTTGGAAGCGGTCAAGCCTTTGCTAAGCCAGCACGGGCTGGTGCTGACCATCGCAGATGAAATCAAAACCGTTGGCGACCGCTTTTATGTACAGGCAGAAGCCCGATTGATTGACGCCGACAATGGAGACGAAATCAAGACAAGTGCTTATGCCCGCGAAGCGCTGGCCCGCAAAGGCATGGACGACAGCCAGGTGACGGGCAGCGCATCCAGCTACGCCCGCAAGTACGCCTTGAATGGGCTTTTCTGTATCGACGATAACAAGGACGCCGATACATGGAATAATGTACCTCAGAGCCGCTCTAACGCGCGGAACGATAGCCCCAAGGGCAATTACACCAAGACGGGACGACAGGCCGAAAAAACCGCGTCTAGCTCGTCTCAGATGCAAAAAAAGCCTACATCTGTTGACGACTATTACCAGCTCGTCATTGACTGGGCCAGAGCGAACGAGGCGGTCATGTTCATCGGCCCGCTGCTCAAAGAAAAATTCAACAAGGGGCATTTCAAGGAATTGTCCCTTGCAGAGGCCAAGGCCTTCTACGAAAACATCGGCAAATTAGTCGATGCGGCGAAGGCCAAAGACGACGCCGCACTGATGGAAGGCGTATAGCATGAAATTCCATGTGAAGGGTGTTCAAGTGCTCAAAGGGAACAGCGGTTATATGCTGCTGATTCCCGCGCCGATCACCGAAGACTTAAATAACATCAAAGTCGACGGTGATTACTCCATCGAGATTAAGCGCTACTCAGAAAAGCGCTCATTAAATGCTAACTCTTACTGCTGGCTGTTGTGCCAGCGGATAGCTGAAAAGCTGTCCAGCGACGGCCAATACGTCAGCAAAGAGGAAGTGTATCGCGGTGCTATTCAAGACTCCCAAGGCTTTACGCCAATATGTGTCCAGCAGAAGTTGGCGGCCAGCGTGTGCCGGGACTGGCGACACAACGGTATTGGATGGATTGCCATTGATACCGGGACCAGCAAGGTCAAGGGCTGTACCGTCCTGCACTTATACGCCGGGTCCAGCGTGTACGACACGCACGACATGAGCCGACTAATTGACTGTCTTGTCGACGAAGCCAGCCAGATCGGCGCGAACGTTGAGGACCGCGAGTGGGTCCAGGCGCTCATAGATGATTGGAGGCCCGAACGAGATGAATAAACGAAAGCGTCGTGATGACGCGCTATACCGAAAGAACCGCCTTCCGGCTTATGAACGGGCTGGCGGCGTGTGCGAAAACTGCGGCGCACCAGCCGCGGAAATCCATCATATCGTGTTCCGGTCCCATTGCGGGACGAGCGATTTAGATAACCTCATCGTACTGTGCCGTGACTGCCACGAACGGGCACACGGGCCGCAAGCTAGGCAGATGAGAGAAAGGTTTCAACAGATTAGAGGGAAAAATAATGACTAAAAGAAAGGGACTGTCAAAGAAATTGCGATTTGAAGTGTTCAAGCGCGATAGCTTTAAATGTGTGTACTGCGGCAGATCTGCGCCGGACGTCGTGCTTCACGTTGACCATATCGTGCCAGCATCGAAAGGCGGAACGAACGAAATCACAAATCTCGTCACGGCCTGCGCTGATTGCAACTTAGGCAAGAGTGACAGAACGCTGGACGACCAAAGTACAGTGATGAAGCAAAAACGTCAGCTTGATGAACTGAACGAACGCCGTGAGCAACTCGAAATGATTAAGCAGTGGAACGACGAATTGAAGAATATCAAGACCGAAGCGATTGAATACGCGGCCGACTTCTTTACCTCAATAGCTGGTTACGTTCCAAATAATGACGGCAAACGAATGTTGCGGCGCCTCATCAAGAAGTACGGCATTCAATCGGTAATCGACGGGATCACTGATTCGGTAGAGAAGAATTACCGGGATACAGAATCAAGTGCTGAACTAGCTTTTAACAGGATTGAAAGCAATATCTTGTACAAAATTCGAGAAAAGACCGACCCGGAACTAAATAAAATTCTCTACATTAGAGGAATCCTACGCAACCGATTCCAAAGAGAATTACACCCAGGTGAACTTCGCTATATCGTGCAGACCATGAGACACGTCGTCGACAAGGGCATTATGACAGTCGACAAGCTAAAGGATGAAGCATTGACGGCCGAAGATTTAGTTGAATGGTATACAGCGATTGATTGTTGCATTGCTATGCATAAGAAGGAGATGGACGAACAAAATGAAAGTCAAGCGGATAGTTAGTACTGGCTTTTGGACAGACGAAAAAGTTATCTATTGGACGCCGGAAGATAAGTACTTTATGTTGTACCTTCTTACAAATCCTCATTCTGAACCGTGCGGCATTTACGAATTACCGCCAAAAATAGCGGCTTTTGAATTAGGATATAGCGAAGATGCAATAAGAGGACTTCTTGATCGCTTTGAAAATAACTACAAAGTAATTGCACGTAGTGGCTGCGAAATAGCAATTAAGAATTTCCTCAAATACTCCACGGTCAAAGGTGGCAAACCAATTTTCGATTGCCTTGTCAAGTCGGCCAAAGGCGTAAAGCACAAAGAACTGTTAGGCGTCATTAAAGACCATTTAAAGGACTGCGACGAAATCAATCAGACCGTTAAAGACTTTCTGGACACGATTCAAGAAAAAGAAAGTAGCAAAGAAAAAGAAACTATTAAAAGTGATTGTGTATGTGTATGTGAGAACACTAAGTGTACGCTACCACGTACAGTGAGTGTACGTGAAGTGTACGCTAATGAACCTGCCGCTGAAAAGCCGAAAAAGCGCTTCATTAAGCCCACGGTAGAAGAAATCCGTGCGTATTGTGAAGAACGTCAAAACGGTATCGACCCGGAATACTTCTACGATCATTACGAAGCGAATGGCTGGATGGCCGGAAAGAACCACATGAAAGACTGGAAAGCCAGTGTACGGACGTGGGAAAGAAATAATTACGGCAATACGCCACGCCGGATGAGCCGGGCCGAACGGCAGAAGGCGGAAGACGCCGAACTAGAAAGGATGTGTAAAGAGTATGACAGCAGACACGGCGAAACAGATTCTAATGATACTCCGTGGAAGCTACCCGGCTGAAGGCTGGAAGCTGGACGGAGATAATGCCAAGGCGTTCATTGCGTCAATGCTCATGCAGTTAGGAAAATACCCGGACAGGTTCGTACTGCGGGCCGCACAGCAGGCAATAGACGCATCCCCGGAACGGATTCCCAGTGTACCGTTGATGGCCAAAATGATAAAAGCCGAAGTCAATAAGGTACAGGAATATAAAGAACTGCCGATGCCGCCCGTCAACGAAGCCGGGCGCAAGCGCATCCACGACATGATAAGCGGCCTTAGAAGCCAGTGGACGAAGCGGCCGGACAAGGAAAAGAAGCCGCCGTCGCTGGACGACGTGCCGAAAGACATTGTCGAATTCGCCCGCCGGGCCGTGCCGGGTATCCCGGACGAACTGATTATCAAGAATGCCCCCGCCTTCAAGGAAGGGCTGGCCTGCAACATGCGCATGGGTAACGAATACATGCGGTTCTGGCTGGACCCGAACACGGGGCTTGTGAGTATGGCCATCGTCATGAAGAGAGGAGTAGCAAGATGAGTAAATGCATGGTGTGCGGGGATGAATTCGACCCGCAATATAAAGCACAGCGGTTGTGCCAGTCCTGCCTCGATAAATTTACAAAAAGATATTGGGACTGGAACGAATACCGGAAACAGGGCTATACACGCCGGCCTACCTGCATCGTATGCGATAAGCCCATGATGAGCGGATTCAGCGTATGCCCGGACTGCCGCCCTATCTGGAAAAAGATTTATTACCAGATCATGCGGCCACGAACGCTCATCCAGGCGCGTAATCGCATGAAAAGGACGAGGGATAAAGCCGTAGAAGCGGCCTTTGAAAGCCGACTCCGGACGGGACTCGATGAAGACATTGCGGCCGCCCGTAAAACGGGATTGTCATATGGCACTTACATGGTCCGCAAGAAAGGGCTGATACGATGAACGCTATCAGCCGCGCCCTGGCGAAACAGGACAGGCAGCGCATGGAAGTACGGCGTGAAGCCGGGGCCGAAAGCGGTACGGACTGGGCAACGACATTATTGTTCAGCTGCCTTCACGATAAATACGGATTCGGCCGCAACCGGTTCGCCGCGATGAACGACATGTGGGAGCATCTCGACGAATTCCAGGAAGGCTTCATTTACGACTGGCGCGACGAACTATGTGAACATGGATTCGACCGGTTCTTAAATGAGCGTATCGCCGAACGGATGCAGAAAATGATAACCGGCCGGACGCGCGATCTGAAACTCATGGCGAAGACACGCGACATGATAGCCGGGGTAGCCATCGTCATATTCTGGACGCTGTACACGAAATATAAATGGCGTGACAAACGCCTCAAAGATTTACAGAACTACTACAAAGACAAAGTCTACGTACTGGCTCATAACGAAGTGCCTATCTGGGAATTCATGAAATGCCTCAATGTAGAGTGCAATATAGATTACCCGGCACTGGAAGCGTATGAGAAGCAGAACGGGCCAGTCGATATATACCACGGCAACCGTGGAGCCAGATAACTTTTACAGGGATAACAGGAGGAAATCAAAATGAAGAAATTACAGGTAACTATCGAACTCATCGAAGAAATGTTGGGCACGGCGAACAGCGACCCGAAGATTCATGAAGAATTCATCGCGTCGAAAGCACCGGACGCCGCCAGCCGGGAAGAAGAAGTCGAAGCACTGGGCGTGGAAGCCGTCGTCGAAAAGGGCAAGACGATTTTCCCGAAGGAAGACGGCAAACCGTTCGTCTACTCGTATCAAATCCGCGGGTTCTTCAAAGCGGCCGCCGGATTCTTGCAGCGTTGCAAGGGCGAAAAATTCGCCGCCCATACGAATAAAATCAAAGCTTACAAGAAAGTCATCGACGGTTGCATCTTTGTCGAACCGCGGAAAATCATGATTGAAATGCCGGAAGGCACTGAAATCGGCGACTGCCAGCGACCGTTGAGAGCGCAGACCGCACAGGGCGAACGCGTGGCGCTGGCAAACAGTGAAACAGTTCCTGCTGGTAGCAAACTTACATTTACGGTAGTAGTTCTGTCTGATGCATATGAAGCGGCAGTGCGTGAATGGCTTGACTATGGACGCTATCACGGCATTGGGCAATGGCGCGGAAGTGGTAAAGGTTCATTTTTATGGAGCGAATTAGATAACAAAGGAAAGATTATTGGGGGCAATAACGATGCCAACGATTAGGCAAAAGCATAAAGAAATATATTGGTGCTGGAAAGCCATGAAGCAAAGGTGCCTCAACCCAAAGGCCCAAGCTTATAAAAACTATGGAAAAAGAGGAATCGGCGTGTGTGATCAATGGATGACATTTGAGCCGTTCCTAGACTGGTGCCTTCATCATGGATGGAGAAAAGGATTGGATTTAGACCGCATAGATAACGACGGTGATTATACACCTAATAATTGTCGGTTCGTAACCAGGCAACAAAATACCAATAACCGACGCTGTACATTATGGCTGGAAATTGACAATAAAAAGAAAACAGTCAACGAATGGGCAAAGAAAATCGGTGTTGATAGAGCTTTAATCAAATCATGGCTATATACCAGAGGCAAACAATATGCTGAACAAAGAGTTAAAGAGGCGTTGCAATTTGGATACAGGCCACATGATTACGCTAGGAATCACCGGATAAAAATAATGCTGGTAGATAAAAATATGATTTTCAACAGTTTAAAAGAGGCTGCTGTATATGTCGGGATGTCGCCATGCGCTCTATCAACGGCTTTAAATCACAACGGTGGAAAAACCCACAAAGGCTATTTCAAGAAAATGCTGAAAGGCTAAGGCCGACAGCAAGCGAAGAGAAGCAAAGGCCTTGTATGGCGCCGTAATGCTACGCGACGGCGAAGAGCGGCGCGGCACCGAGACGTAATGTCAAGCAAAGGCAAAGTAAAGTAAAGTCTTGCTTAGCGGGGCGACGACACAGAGCCGTACGGTGGGGTGATGCAAAGCCCGTGTATAGCCAAGAAATGCGACGTCATGGCGATATAGAGCTATGTTCAGTCACGTAAAGGCATTGAACAGTGCAGTTACGGCAATGCAAGCCATGGAAAGGCACAATGATGTAACACTAAGCTAAGACTTGGTAGCGTAAAGCAAATTAACGTTACGGCATTGCATGTTTCAGTAGTGCAATGGAAATGCTGGGTATAGCCAAGCAAAGGTAAAGTAAAGTTAAGTAAAGTTTGGCGAGGCGGAGGCATAGCATTGTAACGTTTGGCATAGCACAGCCAGGGCAATGCATGGCAAGGACTTGTCATGAACGTATTGCGATGGAATGGCAATCTATAGTGCTGCTTCGCAGGGTAAAGGCGGAGTACTGAGAAGCGAAGGCACAGTCCCGTTAAGTAAAGGCATTGTTAGGCAGAGCTGATTATAGCCATGGCAAGGCGAGGCAGTGTTTGGCCGGGTAACGGCCGACACCAGAAAAAAAGGAGTGATAGACAATGAACACAATCACAGTAATCGGCAACATTGGCAAGGCCCCGGAAAGCCGGGTCACTGCCAAAGGGACGCCCGTCGTGACGTTTTCGGTAGCGGATAACAAGAAGCTTCCGGGGACGAGCGGCAAGAGCAAGGAAGACTGGATAAGTCAATGGTGGTACTGCACCGCTTTTAAAGAGTTGGCAGAAGCTATTGTCCAGGACGTCAAGCGCGGCGATCGCGTAGAGGTGACAGGCAAGATAGATATGCATGAATACACCGCTAAGGACGGTACACAGAAAGTAGCATACAACTTGCTTGTCAATCGCGTTGCGAAGGTTGTACGGCCAATGAGGGCCAATAACGGCGGTTTTAACAACATGGGTAGCGAAGCCGCCGACGAAGAAATCCCATTCTAGAGAGGAGCAATCAAAATGAAAAACATCACAAAGAAGCAGTTTATCGACACGGTAGCACAGCGGAGCGGCAAGACGAAAGGCACTTGCGCCCGTATCGTGGATGAAATGTTGGGTACTATCGCCGACCTCGTAGCGCAGGACCATAAAATCACGTTCGTGGGATTCGGTACGTTTGAAAAGAAGTACGTAGCGCCCCGCACAACACGCAACCCACAGACCGGGGAAATGATGGAAACGACCGGCCATAACAGCATGAAATTCAAGGCCGGAAGTATCTTGAAAGAACGGCTCAACCAGTAAGGTGATGCAATGTGACACGCTGCTATTACTGCCATAAGAAACTCACAGGCTACCGGCACTATGTGGTGACGGTAGACGGGAAACTCATGCCGGTATGTGCAGATGATCGGGAATGTCGGCCACGGGCGATAAAGTGCCACGGGCCGCGGCCCGGCGTCGCACACCAGACAAGGAATAAAGTGTTAGAAAGGAACAAGCATAAATGATGGACATTAAAATCAAGAAAATCCTCGACAATTACAGCAAAGACGACGTGAAACTGCCGCTTATCACCGAAGGGAACGCATGCTATGACTTTTACGCGCCCGCGAAATTCGTCATCTATCCCGGCGAACACGGCGTCAAGATTCCGTCGGGACTAGCATTTGAAATCCCGGACGGCTATTGCATGATGCTCTTCATGCGCTCCAGCTACGGCGCAAAGCGGGAACTGCGGTTGTCGAACGCCGTGGGAGTCATCGACAGCTCATACCGCGGCGAAGTCCAGGGCCTTTTCGACAATATTGGCGATAAGCCGGAAATCATCGAAAAGGGCGAACGCTTCATGCAGGGTAAGTTGGTACAGAATATCCCGATTCGCTGGAAAGAAGTGCAGACGCTGACAGATACACAGCGCGATCAAGGCGGATTCGGCAGCACTGGCAGATAGGAGGGAACAGACATGATTGATGACAAGATGGCAAAAATGGCCATAAATACAATTTCTAAATACTGTGATCAACGTTGCGGTTGTTCACAATGCGCTATCAGAGATGCGTGTAGAGATATGTATAGATCGGATGAAGACTGTACTATTTCTGGAATTACAACTTATTATGAAGAAGGGTATTTTAAAAGATGCATGATTCGCCCTCCGAAGTTCGACATCAGGCAGAAAGACAGCCCTTGCTTCCGTGACTACATAAACGGGATTCTTGAACTGGAAGCTGATAGAGCAGGTATGCCTACCAGCGGATTGGGGCCGGTTAAATGCTATCCCAGCGGAACTATCAAAGTATGGTACACGGACGAAGACGGCGAAACGGTTTATAAAGGGAAAGCGAAATGCCACTCGAACGACGCCTTCAACCCGGAAATCGGGATAAAACTGGCGGTGCAAAGGATAGCTGAAAAGCTGAATAAGCCGTTCATCCCGACAGACGGAGAAGCCTATTTCTACGTTGATGATAATAATAGCGTCTATAGCACCATTAACCACAATACAAACAGAGATATTTTGAATATCGCAGTCGGTAATTGCTTCAAGAGTTACGAAAGGGCGCTTAGTAACAAAGGCGCCATCACGAAACACATTGAAAGAGCTGCGAAACTGCTGGAAAAGTTGCGGGATGAAGGAGATGAATGACATGGAACTTTTTTTCATGCACGATTATCCGAGACCGGGGGAAAAATGGAAACACTTTAAAGGCCATATCTATGAAATCATCTGCATTGCAGGAGATACAGAGAGAGACGGGCTGGACGTGGTGTACCAGGATACCCAAAAACCTAAACTCATCTGGGTGCGGCCGCTACGCATGTTCATGAGCGAAGTGGACCACGAAAAATATCCGAAAACGACCTGGAAATGGCGTTTTATGAAGGTGGGGGATGCAGATGAATGACGTACAACACCCGAACCACTACACCTGGAAAGGCGTTGAATGTAAAACGGTCATTGAAACTATGACGAATGGCCTGGACGGGCAAGAGGCCTATTATGTGGGCAATATCGTCAAGTACCTGTACCGCTACCCGGCGAAAGGGACACCGCTGAAAGACCTCATGAAGGCCCGGCAGTATTTAGATTTTTTGATTACTAATGAAGAAGTTAAAGAAAAGGAGCATGAAAACCATGACTAAAGCAGAAAGAATCGAACTCGAAGCGACGTTAGCAACTATCCTGGGTATCAGCAGCCCAGACCAGAAATTCTCCATCACGATAGAAGGCTTCACCTACAAAGACATTACGATGCGGACCCATCTGGCAGACGTGATGCTCATCGTAGCAAAGTCCGCACTCAATAACGAACCGTTCAAAGTGACGACAGAACGCATTATCGACATCGACCCGGAAGAACCGGAAGAAGATCCAGACGACATGGACGATGAAGACAATGATGAATTTGTCAAAGATGGTGGAAATATTGAAGAGTTAGGAGAGGACCTCGTCGACTTATTGCTCCGCACTTTCGGAGAAAAGAAATGACATACCGATTCGTCATCCATGGACGGCCCATGACTAAGAAAAATTCGCTCCAGAAGACGCGCTACGGCCTTGTACAGGGTAAAGCCTACAGAGAATATGCCAAAGACGCAATATGGCATTTAAAGCTCCAAAGAAGGCCGATTCATCCGATTGACTGCGCCGTCAAGATGACCGCGAAGTATTACATGCCGAGCCGCAAGGGCTGGCCCGATTTGTTCGGGCTGGTCCAGGCGACGGCAGATATCCTCGAAAGTGCGGGAATCATCGAGGACGACGGCTACATAGCCCAAATCGACGGCTCGATGATAGCCGGTATCGACGCCGAAGACCCGCGCGTGGAAATCACTGTAAGCGAAATAACGAACCTAAAATTCCCACTCTATGAACTACACCCAAAGCTAAAGAAAAAGCTCGCAGAAGGGAATCTAAAACGATTAACTAAGACCAGGAAGAAACGGCATGAAGCTGAGTAATATACTGACCGTCTACGTTGTCTTGATGGATGCATTGGCCATCGCGTTACTGCTGACAGCGAACTGTCTGGCACATAGTCTGATTGCCGTAGGAATCGGGACAATGGGGCTTGTCACACTGTATCTCGTCCGCGTACTAAAAGAAAGCGAAAAAGTCATAGCCAGAATAAAAATATACGTGAATGAAGACGGGCAAGCAGAAAGGGAAGAAGAGCATGAAGCTAATAAAGATAGATGATAGTACTTATATCAATCCGGAAAAAATCATAGCCATCAGCCTGCCGCCGAATCCAGAATATGCTCAATATTGGCTGACTATTGTCCTCGAAAGCAAAATAAAAGTAAGCTTACACTTTAACACCCAAGAGGAAGGCGAACGAGTTATTAAGGGACTAATAAGAACTGCCAACGCAAGAAAGGTAGGAGAATGATATGGAACCACAATGGATTGACTACCGGGCATGGCACCACGATAAGAAAGTGATGATGCATGTATCCGAAATCGACTTCCGCAAAGAAAGAGTAAAAGGAATGGCTAAAGATGAAGTCATTGTCGCAAGATTTGACGAAGTGGTCCTCATGCCGTGGACGACTTACTACGATGATAGCCATGATGACGTAATGATTTATGAAGGCGACATTGTCGAAGCCACCCGCAAAGATATGAAAAAACGGTTCGTCATAGACGACGAAATGGGAGTACTACTGGCACGTTGCATAGCCGATGACCCGTACCCATTCGTTACGTTCGACTTGGAGATGCTTATTGACGACGACGGACGGGTTAAAGTCATCGGCAATGCGTACGAAAACCCGGAACTACTAGAACCGAAAGAAGGGAGTGAGAAAAACGGACATTAGCACGAAACACATAGACGAAGTCATTGAACGTGCATATCTCAGCGGAAAAAACTACGTCACACTAGCTCTAACGGGCGATAACAACGTAGACAGGGCATTGACCCGCAAGCTCGACGAAGACGGCTATAAAGTGGCGCTTAACGACGACAATATCATGGTAAGCTGGGGATTTTAAGAGAAGGGACGTACAGGATGACAGACGAAGAGAACGCAAAGCTAGTAGAGCTGCTAAGGAAGAAACAGAAAGAATGGTGCAGTAATTACTATCAAGACGGCATGGGAAATAAATGCCATGCAGAAAGGACATATGGCATTGTATATTGCCCGGCCTGTGACAGTGACGCCGGTTGCTGTATCTGCCCGCTGATTAGCGGTATCAACAGAAGGAGGTGACAGCATGACAACAGAATATATCTGCGATAAGTGCGGGAAACATTGGAAAACGAGAGAAGAAGCCGTGCTATGTGAGGAATCACACACCAAAGTGACAGGCGTTGAAGTTCCACCAGGTGGGTACGGAAACGGCGTTACAACAAGATTAACGAAATGCGATATTCCCAATGTCGTTTATGTCAAATTCAATTGGATGGGAGAACCGAAGCAAGCACTGTATGTCTTAACAGATAGCGATTATTTTCGGCCCAACGAATGGACTACCAGAGCAAAGAAAAACCGCGATCTATTTTTCTCCAAAGGTGACGAAATCGACACGGTTAAAGGAAACGACAAATGAGTAAAGACGATAAAATCAGGCTGTTAAACCTGCTAGAAGCCTTCCGCGTACATATGTGTACTAAGGACCACGCCATGGAGCATTGCGTCAGAGATGGCCGATGCCCTATGGCCTACCCGGCCCGATTTACCGTAGAAGGCAATGAAATATGTACCATCAACTATTGCATGATAGAAACAGTTAAAGCAGCTATGAGTAAGAGCATGGATGAAATGTTGGAAGACGATAAGCTTCTTTAACAAGCAAGGCGGCGCCGGAACATGGCTGGCCCGGCGCCTTCCTGCCGAAATTAAGCACAAAAGGATAGGTGATATACATGAAAAATTGGTATGCACCCGGAGAAGTAATAACTCATCAAATGAGCGATGAAGAAAGGCAAATGTACGCGGAAAAGAAACGGAAGCGCTATCCGTGGGAAACAAAAGAAAGTAAACGCGACCTGGACGCGCATCACATCGGCGCGCACCGTTCACCGCTCTTCATGTGGAAAAGGAAGTGAAGAAAAATGGAAGTGATTCACACCCCAACGGAGGTTATCAGTAGCCATGTACGTCCATCTAAGGATACGTACTATCTGGGTATAGCGAAGGCTGTAGCACAACGCGCAACGTGCTTACGGCGCATCTACGGGGCCGTCATCGTCAACAACGACGAGATTGTCAGCACCGGTTATAACGGCGCACCGCGAGGCGAACGGAACTGCTGCGATACCGGCAAATGTTACCGCCGTCTGCATCAAGTACCGCACGGCCAAATGGTGGAGCGTTGTTGTTTGACGGGAAACACTGTAATAAAATTGTTGGATGGCACTTATAAAACCATAGCTGAATTAGCAGACGAAGGCCGTAAGGACTTTTGGATATATGCCGTCGATACAGATACAGGGGAAATAGTTCCAGCTATTGCCAGTGAAGCTTTTTGTAATGGGGAAAGAGATGATTTAGTCAAAATTACGTTCGACAATAATCAATTCATAACCTGTACAAGCGATCATAAAATCATGCTGAGAGATTGTACATACAAAGAAGCCGGAGAATTGGTTGAAGGAGAAAGCGTCATGCCTATGTATTACAACTACAGGTTGAACAAAGGGTATGAGCAAGTAAACAATACGACCAGGGGGAAAACAAGGAAAATTAAAAAAGGCAATAAATGCAAAACCAATACAATACCGACCCATCAACTAGTATTTAAGTCAACTAATAAAATTGACGAATTGAATTTGAAGAACAAATGGCTAATACATCATATTGATGGAAATAGGAACAACAACGTTCCAAGCAATTTAATGCTAATGGATCGCGGAGAACATTCAAGGATATCTATGACCCCAGAACGCATTGAGATACTCAAAGCCAACGCTTACAAAGGCCTAGAAACAATGAGAAAACTATGGAATACCAGAAAGGAATACAGAGAGAAAAAGATTCACGTTGGACACGTCAACATGAGCGCTAATTGGGCGAATCATGAATTTAGAAAACGCATGACAGAAACCATAAACAAAGAAAATGGAAAGAAGACGGTCGCAAAACTAAATCGTAGCAAAGAAATGCGCCGGAGAATGTTCCGAGGGCAAATCCTAAAAGGGCTTTCATTACTGCTGTTTAGAATGAAAAAGGCCGGAGATGACCGAAAAATAACAACAGACATTTACGATGAATTGCAAAAAGAATATAAAAGCACCGGTAACAGAGGTATTACTTCGGTGCCTAAACTAAAAACAATCGTTAAATACTTTGGCAGTTTACAGGTAGCGCTGGACTGCGCAACTCGTTACAACCACAAGGTATTAAAGATAGAAAGAATACATAGCAAAGAAAAGGTATACGACATATCTGTACCGCGTTACCATAACTTTGCAGTTGATTTAGGAGACAATTCTTGCTTATTCGTTCATAATTGCGCGGTACATGCAGAAGAGAATGCGATCATATCAGCCAGCCGCCGGGAAATGCAGGGAGCTACCATGTACTTATGGGGCATGGACGTAGAAACCGGGAAAGAGCTGCCGGACCCGGAACCATGCTTACAGTGCTGGCGGCGTATCCATAACGCCGGAATAGTGAGAGTCGTAACGATGGGAGGGGATGCACATGCACCACAATCAGCGCGCCGCGATTGACTCCACAACGCGGCATATAGAACTCATGTTTTACCGAGAACGAGAAATCAAGCGGGCCGTGCGGCTGGCCCGGGAGAACGTCACAGGCGGACATAGCGGCGGCAGTAACGGCCATGCCTTTGTATCGGACCCGACGGCCTTAGAAGGCATACGGCTGGCCACGGAGCTAAAGCAAGTGACACTGTCAGACGGCGTTGTCGTCAAGCGGCCCGAACGCTGGCTTAGACTCGTATCCGGGGTATACGAAGCCCTGGACGATATTTCGAGGCGTGTAGCTACATGCAAATACTATCGCCGGGAAAGCTGGAAAGCCACGACGGTAGAATTGGGGATTGACCGCAATACTTACTATACGATAGTCAACGACGTGCGGACGCTGGCTAAAATGGCCGCGTGCCAGCTGGGACTAATCAAAGTAATAGAATAAAAAAAATAAAGGGCGGCTCGAAACAAGTCGCCCTTATTATTTTAGGTGGTGAGAATATGCGCATTGGTATCATTGATGCGGATTTATTGGGAAGAAAGAAACATCGGTTTCCTAACCTGGCTTGTGAAAAAATATCCGGGTACTATAAAGACCATGGACACAGCGTAGAGTTGGTATTAGATTACAACGACATGAATAAATACGATAAAGTTTTTATATCGAAGGTGTTCACAGACACGCAAATTGCGCCGCATATTATACAAGCTGATAACGTTGAAATTGGCGGAACCGGTTTTTATTTTGACAAAGCACCTGCATTGCCGGAATGTATAGAACACAATATGCCAGATTATCATTTGTATGATGAATTTATTAAAAAATCTATTAAGGCAACTAAAAAGCCATCACAACAACAATTCAGGTTTTACACAGATTATTCAATTGGCTTTCTTACAAGAGGATGTTTCAGAAAATGCGGTTTTTGCGTAAATCAAAAGTACAACCATGTATTTATGCACAGCCAGCTTGACGAATTTTTAGATCATGATAGAAAGAAGTTATGTTTACTTGACGATAACTTTTTTGGACATCCGCAATGGAAAATGCTACTGCAAAAAGTAATCGACACGAATAAGCCGTTTGTGTTCAAACAAGGACTTGACGAGAGACTTCTCACAGAAGAAAAATGTGAAATGCTGTTCAGTGCTAAGTATGACGGAGATGTAATTTTTGCTTTTGACAACATTACAGACTATGACTTGATTCACAAAAAACTGAAAATAATCAGAAAATATAAAGGCAAAAAGAATGTTAAATTCTATGTACTGGTTGGATTTGAAAGCACAGATGCACAAGACATTTTAAATGCATTTAAGCGGATTGCATTACTATTCCGTTACGGATGTTTGCCTTATATCATGCGCTTCCAAAATAAAAATGACATGCCATGGAAAATGTCTGAATTCAGAAGCTTATACATTACATTAGCTCGATGGTGTAATCAACCGAGTGTAGTAAAAAAAATGAGTTTTCGGGATTTTTGCGAATTAAATCAAGAAGTACATAAAAACAAGGATACGTTGTGTTCGTCTATGGACGCAATGAAAAAATTTGAAAAAAGGTATCCGGATATTGCAAAATATTTTGATATACGGTTCGAGAATAGATAAAAGAAGGGCGACTCATTGCGAGCCGTCCTTCTTTTTATTTATTCCATTCTGCGACGCCCAGCTTGGCTGTACGCTGGGGCCGTTCGTCGCGGTGGTCAATCCACCACGAGGCACTGGCATGACCGCCGTACCAGGCAAGACATTTATCTGCCTGTTCACCTGGATGACGAGACAGCCATTCACGAGCCGCTGCCATTTTTTTCTGGCGGATACTTTCAGCCCACCGGATTTGCTTTTCACTGCCGGTAAGAGCCGGAAGGCCGTCTGCTTTAGCCTGCTTGGCCGCTGTTGCGGCTTCTTCCTGCTGGGCCTTTTCATAGCAGTCAGGACAGACGGCATAATTTTCGTACCAGTTGATTTTACGTTCTCTTTCGGCGGCCGTGCCGTAGATCTGGACAGTACCCGTATGGCCGCAAGAGTAAGTTACATCGTATTTCATAGTTTTCATCCTCCTTCTGTCGTCATTATACCATGCTACCACGGAAAACTATCTGCAACGCCACCGTATTCCATTTCATAGTCATTCATTTCTTTATCACTCAATGGGCGGTCATAGTAGACAATGCCCCAATGGTGATGATCAGACGGCGTCACGCCCTGCTCATCTGTAAAGCTCACGAACTTATCAGGCTGAGTACCGATAGATACGGGACGTTCGAGCATGTAGTAAAAATAATAAGTCTTATTCATAGGCATTATCCTTTCTAGGGGCCTTGCGGCCCCCGTACAACTACTATCTAGCGATTTTCCATATTAATTTGCTACGGCGCTTGATTAATTCGTCGCGCTGGGCTTTGACTGCATAATATTTTGGCTTTTCGCTTTCGCCGTCGTCCTCGACTTTGAAAGTTTTTACAATGTCGTACATCTTTGTGCCAAGTTCGTCGATTTCGGCATCAAGGTAGTTTATCTGGTATCTGATGGTGTCGTTTTCCGCCAAATCGGTAACGTAGTTAATTACCATTTGCGCTTCCACGCTGTCCAATCCCTGGAAGCGGAGCAGCTCTCTTAAAACTGCTACATTAGCTCTGTAATTAATGTAACAGCTTTCAGAATCGGACGTACCAGGTTCAGCTAACCGCCATTCGCGGTAGTTGTACTTGAGCGATTCCATTTCGTTCGAGATTCTTTTCTGCAATTCTTCTCCGTCGATAGTGTAGATGTTTTTCTTTGTCATGATGTTTTCTCCTCTCTGTAACTTCATTTTCTTTGTTGTCTACATAATATCACGAGTTTAGCTACTTGTCAACAGTAAAAATAGAGTTATTTAAAAATTTTTAAAAGTTATTGACTTTTTAAACGTAGTTATATATACTATAGATAACAGAAAGGGAGTGCATAGAATGACGAAAGAAGAATTTAAGGTAATGTGGAAAAAGTGGCTAATAGAAATCGGCAAGTCGGAAACGGAGCTGTGTAGAGAGCTGGGAATTAAACAACAGACATTCAACGCAAAGACCCGTAACGCGACGATCAAGTACATTGAGTTGGATGATATTGTTAGTCGGTACGGCTACACAATAGAAATCAGAAAGAAATAAAATAACTTAAAAAATACAGTTGACAACATGATAAAATGTGTTACAATATAATCAGAAAGAGGGACAAGGAAGTCCCAGGGAGTAGAAAGGAGACAAACATCATGACAGCAAAAGAAGAAGTAAAACGCGAATTGGAACGCAGACTCGCATCGAGAGAACGGACTAAGAAAGAAATCGAAGAAAATGCATACTTTCTCGAAACACTCTTCCGCCGACTCAAAAGCGGAGAGGACGTAATAACCCTCATAAAAGGGTACGTTTCCCAAAAGGAAGCATTGTATAACGACTTGTGCCATGAAACGTACAAAATTGCCACGCTGAACGCCGTACAGGTCCTCGGAGTGGAAGAAGACTACAAGAAGGCAACTGAAGAGGTTGAGGATTGGATGAAACCGGAAAGCTGCTTCCCAAATCTCAACCAGGACAACAAAGAATAGAATAGCGGATAAAGGCCGATACCACGAGTACCGGCCTTATTTTTTTGCCATTTTTGCTTATTCTAAGAATAAGCGGCATGAAAAACACGTATAATAATAGTGTAAGGTTTTAGCGTAAGGCTAGAATCTCCTCATCGGACAAGGCGGCGAGAGTGTTAGTAGATGGCGCTATGGCACTCCGCCGCACACACTGTCCACATGCAAATCCTGTTACACCTCTGTAAAAGGTTTACACAAACACATAGACATTGGGCCGCCTTCCTGCTTTGGCGGCTCTTGTCATATACGGGAGAAGACCATGGAAGAAATCAAGCCAGCAATAGAGCAACAACGACTCAGTGCAATGAATCTCTTTGCCATCGCACAGCGCAAAATAGATGAAGCCACCCGTAGGGGAGCGGCCAGTGTGCAGATCGTATTACCCACGGGCTACGATGACTGCGCCGTAGACTCTTTGATACGCTACTTGCGCATGTGGAAGTACAGCGTCAAATGGTATCACGGCACGGACTGCCTGGAAATCTCCTGGAAGTGGGATGACGTGATGAACAGCAAGAAACAGTAATCAGACATACAGATACATGCAAGGCCTTGTAAAAGTCGCTTAGAACGGCATACAGGGCCTTAATTTTTTAAGTACAAGGTTAAAAGGTGGTGATACAGTGGCGAAAGGTAAGTATCAAGAATGGTTGACAAAAGAAGGCCTGCTTAGATTGCAAGGATGGGCCAGGGACGGCCTTAGTGATGAGCAGATAGCGGCCAACATGGGTATTTCCAACGCTACACTGTATAACTGGAAACGCGACCATTTAGAGATTTTAGAGGCCCTAAAAGAAGGGAAGGACGCTGTAGACCGGCAGGTAGAGAACGCGCTGCTTAAATCGGCACTGGGGTACAAGTACGACGAAGTCACGGAAGAACGGCGCGACGATATGCTGGTAGTGACGAAAGTTGTACACAAAGAAGTACAGCCAAACACGACAGCGCAGATATTCTGGCTGAAAAACCGGAAGCGGCTTGAATGGCGTGACCGCGTGGAAAATGCCATCACAGGCGCTGACGGCGGGGCAGTCAAAGTTGAAACGCTCACAGACGCCGACGTAGACGCCCGTATCAAAGAGCTTGAAAGCAAGCTAAAGGGCCTTGATAAGTAATAATTATGCACATTTGGCTGGCTTAACCCGGGGTTGATAGAATGAAGTCAACAAAAACAACGAATAAAACTAGCAAAAAGAGCTTGAAAGAGAAAGTCGAGCTGATGCGGCTGATGGAGTGGAAAGTCTGGAAGAATGACCCAACGGCCTTCATTAATGACTGCTGCTTCACGGTCAACGAAGCGAAGAACGGGGCTGTCGAGCATTTCCCGAAGCTTGACTACCTGGCGCGCGTAGATCAGATTATCCACGGCGAGCAGGTAGCGGCCTTTCCCAAGAGCCGACGCATGATGATGACGTGGCGGTGCCTGGCGAATCTTCTACACTACGCGATGTTCGGAAAAAACCTGTCGATATTCGTACAATCGAAAAAGTACGACGATAGCGCTTACTTGCTTGGGGACAGCCGCTTCATGTTTTTGTATGAACATCTGCCGAAAACGCACGAATGGCCGGCTGTCGAACGCAAGACGCGCTCAAAGATGGGCTATGACTACATCAAGTTCTCCAACGGCGTCGAGCTGAGAGCCGTCGCAGAAGGGGCCGACCAGCTCCGTCAGTACACCGCATCTGTCGTATACTGCACAGAAATGGCGTTCTGGGACTTTGCACAAGCGACCTGGAACTCACTCCGTCCGACGATTGAAGGCGGCGGTCGCATCTTCATCGACTCGTCAGCAAATCCTGGCTTTTTCTGCCAGCTTGTGACGGGCCAGCTCAACGAGGACGAGCCGGAAGAAGAGCAAGAAGCGCACGACGTCATAGAAGGCGTACATGAGTACCGGCGTAACGGGGTGTACATTGCCAGAATACACTATACTGCCGACCCCTCGAAACGCTCCGAAGAGTGGAAGACCAATGAACGAAAAGGGACGACGACAGAAGGTTGGGAACGAGAATACGAAATCAACTGGACAGTCAGCGCTGAGCCGAAATACTACCCGGAATTTGACTACAATCGTCACGTAGCCAACGAGGAATTGCACCCGATTGACGGGCGGCCGCTCCTCTTGTCGTTTGACTACGGACTTACTCCGGCGACTATCATTGCACAGACGACGGCGAAAGGGCAGTTGCTCATCCTGTCAGAACTGCAGTCCTGGGATTGTGGGATGCTGGCCCATGGCCGTGCCGTACAATCCGAATTGCAGACGTTTTACAGCGGATACGAGTACACCGCCGTGGGTGACCCGGCAGGCAACCAGCGCGCACAGAGTGACGAGAAGACCGCGAACGAAATACTCCGCGACCGATACGGCATTATCGTCGAGCCGGGCGAACTCACGCAAACTGGCCGCAGTGAAGCCGTACGGTATTATCTCACGACGCTTACGCCCGACGGCAAACCGCTCTTACAGCTGGACCCACGCTGTCAGATGCTCATCGAAGCCTTCACCGGCGGGTATCATCGTAAAGTCGTGGCCGGGCGGACGCTGGACGAGCCGGAAAAGAACGAGTACAGCCATTTAATGGACTGCCTGGCGTACTTATGTGCAAAGCTCTACCGGGACAATACCAGCATGGCAGACAAATGGAAACAGATGACCCGTGGCAAGATGCACCGGGCCGGGTACATGTAAACGCGTGGAGCGACGCCGCACCGGACAAGGGCGACTCCACGATAACATGCTCCTTTCTATCATCGGCGGGGCTGACGACCCCGCCACCCATGGCGATGTAGGTTAAAGTAAACCAGCTATAAGCTATCGCGGTTCAAGCCCGCGCATTGCCCCATAGCCCTATTGAGGGCCTTATTTAGCTATCAATCGAGGTGATGAGATGGAGGATTTAAACCAGAGCCTGTCCGCCGCACAAGACACAGGCGGATTGTTCGGCCGGGATGCTCCGCAGCAGATGAGCGTTACCGACTGGCTGCTACAGCAGGCAGAGCCGGAAGAACAACCGGTATCCCTGGGCACGCTCAAAGATGACGAAATCAAGAAGATCATGATGAGCGTCAAGGACGGTATCGACGTCGCGAAGAAGTACTACGAGAGTACTGTAGAGCCAAAACTGATACACCGCCGCAAGCTCCGCAACGGCGAGCAAGACTTGTACGAAAAGAAGTTGCCGAACTTGTCTAAAAAGAGTAAATTCGTCAGCATGGACTTCAACAACATCGTTGAGTGGATGAAGCCCAGCCTTGTAGAAGTCTTCATCGGCAACGAATCGCCGGTTACTATCGCCGGCAGTACCATCCAAAACGACGATACGGCAACCAACATACAGCACTTAGTCGAATACCAGCTTACCCGCAAGAACAACTATACGTCCTTAGTCAATGACGTCATTGACGACGCACTGGGGACGAATCTAGGCGTTGCTAAGGTATGGTGGAAGCGGGATGAAGACCGTACACGTTACAAGCTCATGTTCGATGTGAACGATATGCAACAAGCGATGATGCTCACGCAGGCGTCGTTGTCGGGCGAAATCGAGATACAGAAAGTCAAGCAGCTGAAAGACGCGCCGGATCTGTATGAAGTGCAGTTCGACCACGTCAAGGTCACGGCCAATTATCCTGTCGTCGAGTATGTACCGCCCACGGAATTACGCTTCACGCCGGAAGCCAGCACGCTCCAAAAGTGCAAGTTCGTAGCACACCGGAAGATTGTGAAGGGCGACTATCTCAAGCGTAAAGAGCAGGACGGAACGTATCAGAACGTCGATGAAGCACTGGAAGCGTCAGGCGATACGAAGTATACCTCCGCCGACGAGTACATCAACAAAGAGCTGTCCGACGACCATATGCGCCCGAACGACGGCGATAATGCGTCTAAAGACGTCGAGCTGTACGAGTGTTATGTAGACGTGGACTATAACGACGACGGCATCTACGAGCATTTGATTGTCCATTGTGTCGGTGATACGCCGCTGTCCATTCAAACCAACGAGTTCGATATTGCCCCCTTCTTTGCGATGGGGAGCGTACGCGAAAGCCGCAAAATATTCGCCGACATGGCCCTGGCCGAGCAGGTTGAAGGCTTGCAGGATTTAAAGACAGCGCTTATCAAGCAGATTGTCATCAACGTAGCGAAGAACAACGACCAGCAAAAGTTTATCGACCTTACGGCGGTAATGGATATGGACGCCCTGCTTAACGGCGACGAGTACGTCCCGATTAAGGGCGACCCGAACGCGGCCATAGCGAACCCGCCGCCGGCGAATATCTCACCGCTCACGATGGACCTTGTCAACTACGCTGAAAGCGAGCTGGAAAACCGTACCGGCAGTACGAAGTACAACCAGGGCTTAGACGCTAACTCCCTCAATAGCACGGCCACGGGCATCACGGCCATTCTTGGGCAGGCAGATAAGCGTATCCGGCTTATTGCCCGGCTGTTCGCGGAAAACTGGATAGTGCCTATGGTCCGCTTCCTTATCCTGCTCAACAAGAAGTACGGCGAACCGGTGCAGACCTTCCGCTTTAAAGATGAAGAAGTTTCCGTCAAGAGTGAAGACCTTGATATCGACTACGACCTCATTATCAATGTTGGTAACGGCGCAGGAACGAAGGAAGCACGGATACAGAGCTATATGATGCTCCTCAGCAACGTATATCCAGTATTATCGCAAGCAGGCGTAGCGACTCCCAAGAGCTATTACGCCGCGGGCACGGCGCTCCTGGAAGAAATGGGCCTCAAGAATACGCAGGGCATTTTGCTGGACCCGGATTCGCAGGAAGCCCAGCAGATGCAGGCACAGCAGGCCGTACAGGCCGCACAGGCCGCACAGGCGCAGGAAACTATGGACCTGCAAAAGCAGTTGACCTTGAAGAAGGCCGACTACGAAGGCAAGGCCGCCGTGGCGTCCATCCCGTCTATCCGGGCGAACATGAACGATTTGCCGCTTGACGCGCAGGTGAATATCATCAATACCCGGACGGCAGGCAACACTAGCCCACAGGCCATGATCGAGAAGATTGCACGGGACCAGCTGGCACAGATGACGCCGCAAGCCCCACCGGCGCCACAAGCCCCGCAAGTACCCCAGCAAGGAGGCCCCATGAATGGACAGTAAACTAAAGACCTTACTCGATACCATGCGGAGCGGTGATGAAGCGGCCCAGAAGCGATATTTAGCGGACCTCATCACGAAGGGCCAGCAGGCGGAAGACCTCAAGTCTTTCCTCGACGACTGGCTGAAAATTGAAGAGCAGACTGTACTCAAGGACCTGGACAGCCCCACGAAGCCCGCTGACGACGTAAAACGCGACTACCGGGCCGCTATGAGGCTGTACCACTACATGACAGGAATCATTGATATTGCAAAGCAAAAGCGCAACCAGAAAGGAGAATAGACGTGATTGACTTTAATTTACAGTTGTTTGCAGAAGGAGAAACGACAGATGTATCCACGGCAACAACTACCAACGAAAACGTCGCGGGCGCCGCCCAGGAATCACAGCCGGAGTCTTTGTATCTCGTGACAGACCCGCGCACCGGCAGGAAGAGCATTTCCGCCGCCAAACCCGAACCGACGGAACCAGTAGAAACAAAGACAGACGAACCGCCTGCACAGGATGAGCCGGAATCCCAGCCCACGGAACCGACCGAACCGGCGGAAAACAAACCGACCGAACCGGCGGAAAACAAACCCGCTGCCGAAAAACAGCCTGAACCGCTCATCCACACTGAACCGTACACACTGGACGAACTGAATACCGCTATTGCACAGGGGAACGTCAATGAAAGCCGTATCCCCCAGCAGTATCAACTGCAATATGCACAGTATCAACAGGAACAGGCACGCCGTCAACAGCAGTACCAGCAACAGCAGCAGGCCTTGCAGATGCAGGCCCAGCAACAGCAGTTGGAACAGCAGAAAAGAATGTTTGCCGATATTGATAAGGCTGCGACCGACCAGGCCATGAAGGCCCTTGGCATTACGCAGGACGATATTGATACCGCCGAATACTCCGACGACGACGCCGTGAAACAGAAGGTAGCGCATTTCAATATTGCCAAATCCTACTACAAGGAACAGCTTATTGGCGCTATCAAGCAGCAGCAGATGCGGACGCAGGCCGCACAGAATGAACAGCGGGCCATTTATCAGAGCATTGTCGATTTTACGCAGCAGAAACAGGCCGAAGAACCTCATTTTGCCGACATTAATCAGTTAATGGGCAGTTATTATCAGACAATGCCGTATAAAGACGCCGCTGTCATCGGGGATGCTATCAAAGCCCTCCAGGACGGGAATATCAACACCACGCAGTGCAAAGTACTCGAAGGCTACTACGACAAATGCCGCACGGCATACTACGCAAAAGCAAATGATCTGACGAAGCAGCCGAAGAAAGTACCGGTCCCGAAAGTCGAACAGCCTGGCACGGGCGCGAAAGCACCGGCCAAACCCATTAATTTTACGCAGATGCGAAATATGACAGTCCGCGAACGCCGCGCGTTCATCGCAGGCCTCAGCGGCAGATAAAGGAGAGATGAAAACATATGGCATATGATGTACAGAGAAACTTGAATAAATCGGCCAACCAGTCGTACACCTACGACGCGATCGGCCATGCAGAGGATATCAGCCCTATCCTCACCAACATTACCCCGGAACTTACCTTGTTCTATTCTAAATTCGGCGACTCCGAACCGGCAAAAGCCATGAACTTTTCCTGGATGACGAAAGGTTTGTTCCCGCCGCAGGATAACGCCCACCTCGAAATGGAAGACTATAAGTTCCAGCCGGGCGGCTCCATCGAAGGCTTGTCGAACAACGTCCAGTTCTTCCAGAAGACCGGCATGGTATCCGACGCACAGAACAAAGTCCAGAAAGCCTATCAGAACGAACACGGCTCCGAACTGGCTGACCTCCGTTACGATGCTTATACGGGCCTGGCACAGGATATTGAATACATGCTCGTCAACTCCACGAATAAAGTCGACGGTTCGACCACGGTACAGCCCCGTTCCGGCGGCGTACCGTTCTTCATGCAGCAGAACCTCATCGACGTCACCGTATCCACCACGGATAACACTATCACGTCGTCCACGGAAACACACCTGGCTACCGGCGATATCTGCTACTTTGTCGCTGACACCATGCCGACGGGCCTTAAAGACGGCCTCTACTACTACGTACGCGTAGACAGCACCAACAGCAAGAAACTGACCATCTTTGATACGCAGAAAGGCGCTATCGAAAACATCAAAGACGACCAGGTCACGCTGTCGGCCGCTGGCACGAATGTCAAAATCGTAACGAACAACGTCCTCTCTTTGGGCAAGAAACGCACGTACACCCTCGACGACATCAATAACGCTATGGAAATGACGTCCAAACGCGGCGGTCATCCTACACAGGCGTATATGTCCTCGTCTAAGTACCGTGAATTCATCAAGCTCGTCCTGGCTACCATGACGGCTACCCGCAAAGGCAACGAAAAGGCTAATGCCACGGAATTCGCTACGTCCTACCAGGGCGCCTTTGGTCTCGTCAACGCCAACGTCCATCCTATCTACCCGGACAACCGTATCGACATCCTCGACCTGTCGTACTGGGATATGAAGTACCTCGACAAACCGCACGAAGTACCTCCCGAAAAACTCAGCAAAGACGGCACGTACGAAAAATTCGTCATCGAAGCCAGCCTGGGCCTCAAAGGCACACAGCCTAAAGCGTCCTGCTCCATCGTTGACATTAAGCGATAGTCAATTCCATAAGAGAAGGGGTTCACACCCCTTCTTTTTATATAAAAGGTGGTGACTCTGCATGATAACGAAACAGAAGATTTACCAGAACGGCGACGAAATCTGCTTGCGGAACACTGTCGACGTATCGAGTGCCGTGGATGCGGCCCGGCGCGTCAATGAGATTGACAACGGCGGCTGGGCTGGCGACAAGAACGAACGGATTCAGCTCATGGGCTTCATCCCGCCAGAATTCTGGGGATTCGACCCGTGGCTCATCTGCGCCAAGAGGGCGGAATTAGAAGGGAACCAGGCGAAATACCAGTACTACATCCAAAAATTCTTCACCGTGTGGAAACAATTCGCTGTTAATCACAAGAAACGTACGTGGCGTGGGGCGGTGTTGCTGGGATGATTACCGCGAAATCACTCAAACAGCTCATCCGCTATAAACTGGGGGATAACAACGAAGTCCAGTACAGCGACTATGACATCCTCCAGGCCATCAACGAAGTATTGCGTTACGTCAATCAGTACTACATCAACAGCGACTTCCTCGAAAAGGTCCAGCACTACCGGCAGGACGACATGAACGCGGAGATTGACGAGTACAACGCCAGTCTATCGACGGACCCGTCCGACGAAACGGCTGTAAAGCCGACGCCGAAAGAGCATATCGACATGCCGATTACCGGCGTAGATCTACCCGACGACTTCCTTACCCTCGTGCGTATCGTCGACGGCCACGGGCGCGACCTTCATCCAGGAGACGCTATCCGGCCGCCGCGCTGGGATGAGTATAAGATTTTCCGCAACAAGCTCTATGCCGGGGTGAAAGACGTGGATATGCTCTATAACGCCGCGTTCCTTAGTATCACTGACCTCGATACCGGGAAAATCGACCTTCCAGCCGTATTCCTTGATTCCTTGTGCAAGCTGGCCTGTATGGTCCTCACACAGACACCGGACGGCGATACCATGCAACAGGCCGTGGAAGCGGCCCTGGCCAATGTCGTACCTATGCGGAAATACGCCAACACAGAAAAGCGTATGCCGTTTATCTGTTAGGGGGTGACTGAATGGAAGTAGAAGACGCCATTACCCGTATCCGGCAGGAAACGCATGACATTAGCAAGGAATACAGTGACGAACGTTGCCTACAATTCCTCAATACCGCTACGCAACAGGTGGCAAGCCTGCTCATTGGGGCTAAATGGCCGGTACTCGTAGAAGAAACGACCATGAGGGACGGCGATTCTATCCCGAAAAACTACATGAGCGCTTGCGGGACGTATCCCCTGTCCATGACAGCCGGGACTGTGCATATCACCGACCCCGACGTAACAGCCGTCAAATTCAGATATTTTGCAACGCCTGCCCTTATCGAAAGCACGACGAAAGAGCTGCCGTTCAACCACGATGCCATCAACGATATCATCGTCAAGTCGGCGGTCCTCCTGGCACTCAATGAAAACGAGTACGACATAAGCCAGGATACGAATATCGTCAATGCCTTACAGCAGGCAATCAGCACAGGAATGAGTTGATTCTATGGCAGAATACAAGAAACAAGTACTGACATTCCCAGACCTTCCGACCGCTATCCAGGGCGACGGAAGACAGCTTATTTCCCTCTTACGGAAGTATCTGAAATCCGTCAATGAGCAGGTCAACGTAGCCAATGGATTCACGGCAGACGATGTAGACGCCTCGAATAAAGGTGACTTCCCCATACCGCGTAACTTCACGCTGACGTTCGACCGGCTGGGCGGGGTACTCAACTGGGACGCCGTAGACGACGCCGACCTGGCTTACTACGAAGTCCGTACCAATGCCGACGTCGGCAACGCATACGGCCTGCTGGAAAAGACCATAGCCACGTCCAGCCTGGCCATACCGACGACGGCCAGCGGCAAGATATACCTGTTTGCCATCAGCAAGCACGGCAAGATATCCAACGGCCGGACCATCACGTATAACAAACGGAGGCCGTCCGCACCGTCTGACATATCCTTCACCAAGAACAACGAAGGGACGCTCATTACCTTCCTGGAAATCCCGTCTAACTGTATCGGTGCTAACCTGTACATAGACGGCGTGAAGTATCAGACCGTGGATAACGTCTTCCTGTATCCGAACTCGGATATCAAAGAGGTGTATATCGCCTATTACGACCAATTCGGCGAAGGGGAACGTGCTTACCTATCCTGTTTTGTCCCGAACGTCACAGGCTTCTGGGTAGAAAAGAACGGGGCTAACCTGTATTTCTACTGGGATGCTTTATCTATTTACAATATCAAGTACGTCGTGAAAGTCGGGCAGACGCAGGAATGGGAGCAGGGCACGGAAATCTTCCGCTCGAAGGTCAACAAATACCGCTATATACGGCCGAATGAAGGGAACTATTACTTCATGATCAAGGCCGTCGACGACCACGGCAACTATTCCGACAACGCGACCTGGTATTACCTCTCCAGTGACCCGGAAATCAATAAGAACGTCATCCTCGACTATAACCAATACAAGCTGGGCTATAGCGGGATAAAGACGAACATGTACTACAACGCGGCCATGGAAGGCTTGCGGCTGGAAAAGGAATCCTTCAACGGCGAATACCTCATGAAAGTATCGTTGCCGCAGAAGATAAAGGCCCGTAACTGGATTGACTGCAAAATCAATGCCGTCACGGAGCAGACGTTAAGGGTATGTGACATGACCTTTACCGTCGACAGCTACGAGGCGTCGCATATCCTGGTATGCGGCATCCTTGGCGACCTTGACGGCGTAGAGCTGAAAAAGCAGATAGCCCGGTATACTGGCAAGACGGATGACACCTTTGATGCTGTTATCGACGGCACAAGCACGGCCACGGGCGGCACACTACTGACGGAGAAGAATACAAGCTATGCCCCGGTACGCTGGAACGACGGCGCACTCATCACCGATGTGGGCCAGCTGGAATACTCGTGCAGTATCCCCGAAACATTCTCTATCGGATTCTGGTTCAAGAAGACGGCCCCGCTCACAGACTGCTTCATTGCAGAGATGCGCGGGAACAAGCCGAACCAAGCGGACTATATCACCGTCAAGGACATGACCTTTACCGTCGACAGCTACGAAGCACAGCATTTAGGTGCTGACGGCATATGGCGCGATATTACGCTGTATATCGGCTATGACAAGCGGACGGACTCGTTCTACGTACGGGATACCGTGAATGAACGGATACTCAGCTTACAAATTGATACCGCAGATAGGGACTGGCTGTTTTTCGGACTCGCACAGAGTGCCGACAAGCGGCTTTTCTTCATCCGCGAATTCGACCTTGATACGACCAAATACATCAAGGCGTTCATTCCGCCATGCACTGCATTTGATCGTATTTTCTTTAACCCAAAGGAGTAAAAGCACATGAATAAAGACGAAATGAAAATCAAAGGCTCTTTGAACGTTGTCATCCATCACGCCAACGGCGACGTAGAAACCCGCCATAAAGACAACCTTATCTTGAACGGCGGTTTTGACTATATCTGCGCCGCCATGGCCAACCCGACGCGCCCGGCCGTCATGGGGTATACGGCAGTTGGCACAGGCACGACCGCCGTTGACGCTACACAGACTGCATTGGCTACGGAAATCAAGCGGAAAGCGGCCAGCTACGCTCATAGTACCGGCACGAAAGTCTTCACGCTGACGACGACCTTTAACGCCGGGGAAGCTACCGGCGCCATCACGGAAGCCGGTATCTGCAACGCCGCAAGCGGTGGCACGTTCCTCGACCGCGTCGTATTCGACGTCATCAACAAGGCCGCTGACGATACCATGACGACGACCTTCCAGTTCACCTTGTCGTAACGCCTATGTATATTGCCAAAACAATCACGCTGTACAACCTGGATGATGTGACATTTACACTGTCGGATGACCGTGCCAGCAAGCTCCTTGATGATTTTGGCAAGACGGCGTACAGCGCGACGAATAAGGAAACCGTCTGGCTGCTGGAAGAATACGATAGAAGGCATGGAAGGCCCGGCTGGCTGCTGGAAGAATACGATGAAAGGCATGAAAAGCCCGGAATCATATTCGACACCGCACTCAGATACTACATAGCGTCCGAAATCAAAGACAAGGTATCCACCATCACGACGCCCGTTGATGAGCTGTACCATTACTTCTTCAATATCCGGCCGCTGGAAAGCCTGCATACGGAAGATAACCGGAAGATTGCCAGTACCATCAGATTAAAGGACGCATGGGCCGTTCGGGAAACGTATTGGGATAACGTGTTGTTCAATATGCACTGTCTCGAAAGTCTGAAAGTACTGGAAATCAAGAAGAGCGGTATGGCATTGGGGACGAAAAGGGAGTCTTTTTCACTGAAAGATAATGAGAAAAACCAATTCGCCCAAAAACAGTGCTATTCGCTCCATATAGGCGATGAAAATTCTAAGCGGCTAACTATATCTAAACATGAGCTAACGAAGCTCACAGAGGCATATAGAAGGGCGAACATATGGAAGCGGACAGCGAAAGAAATAGCTCTCGTCGCGGACAAGGAAAAATCGCAGACACGGAAGGAAACATCCGAAGATATTGCCGTGAAGGAACGGCCTATCAAGGCTGTTTTCATCAATCCGTGGGAAGCGGTAATCATTGTCGACGATGCGACGGCCTTTTTCAACTGGTTCCGTTCGGTACAGGAAACGTTGTCCATTGCGGAGTATCACAACAAGCTCATACACGCCACGAGGCCGGAATCATTACGGATAACCCTGGCACTCCCAAGAAAATTGTCACGGGCGTTCCAGGAAACCATAACCGCTATAGAACGATATATGAGCCACGCGCAACCGAAATACGATGAAATGGCAGTGACGTTCACGGACGGCGAAAACAAAGCCCTTGAGGTTGTCCGTAATGAAATGATTCATACAACGGAAATATACTGGGACAATGTATTATTCCTCATCCACATTTCAGAGAATATCCGGACCACGGAAGCCGTGAAGAAGACGGCCGGCAAGCAGCTGGACGACGCCTTTAGCTTCATGGATTCATTGCGTAGAACATCCCGATTAAACAAAGGGGAAGACCTGGCTGTTATCGAGGAAGAACGGCAGGCCGTAGAACACGGACTGTATGACGGCATACACATTATGGATGAATGGCGCAATGGTATGCAAAAACTGGCATGTGAACAGGTAAAAGCTCTTGATGACATCGCAAAGCATGCCGCACCTGCACAGTTCGAGAAAGTCCATATATCGGATACCTATAAACGGATATGGAAAACTTTGCAGACCTTCCGGGAAGAGCTGAAAACGCTCGATAAGGTATACCGGAATATCTACGCCATTCTTGATGATCGTATCGCCATCGCCGACAAACGGCTGGTGAAACTCGAACGTACCCTGCACGAAGCCGTGGAAACCGACGAGTCCTTTAACCGGGATATGGTTTTCATCCGTGGATTCGAGGATTTGGCCCGTATCGGGGATGGCCTTACACGGGATATAGGCAAGAACTCGGCCGAAGATATTGCCTTGTACGACGCGTTCGTAAGGGCCAGTAACGGCTATATCGAGTCGGTACAGGCCATTTCCTCATTCCGGGAGGCAGACAACTTCCTGGCCATGTCGGATACCCCGCCACTGTATGAACAGTTCACGGACTTCAACGTAGGGGACTATGAATACGAAAAAGCCCTCTTGCGACTCCGTGTGGTCAGTAAGGCCACGCAGGCACAGCCTTTGTTGTACGATGTATCGCCGCACGTTGATATCGACGATACCGACGATAAGGGCCAGCTTGAAATCAAGGATACGACAGCGGCCACGAAAGTCTATTACAACAAGCATTACTATAACGCCCCGGAAGTCAACGCCATGGTCAAGGGCGGTACAGGCACGACGACGCCCGTACCGAATATCCTCACGACCGACGGGCAGGACGACAAAGGGCGCTACTTTGAAATCGAATTACTGAATAGTTCCGGCAACCGTACAACGGGCATCGTCTCGTGGGTTGCGAAAGGATGGTAATATGCAGGAATATAACGAACTGGTCACGACGGACGCCTGTAATACGTACCTGGAGAAAGCGGACAAGAACATTCAGTCCGTAGCCAGTACGTTCTCCGGCACGGCGTTCCCGACGACGAACCTTGCTGTCGGGATGCAGTGCATGCGTACCGACGACAGCAACAATATCTATAAATTGACGTCTACAAGCCCGGTAACGTGGGAATTAGTACCGTCTAAATCTTACGTCGATAACGCCGTCACTACCGGCGTGAAGAGTATTACGAATTTCAAGGGGGCCACCTCTACCGCCGCCGGTGCGGCTGGCCTTGTCCCAGCCCCGGACAAAGGGACGCAGACCGACTACTACCTGTCGGCAGATGGCACATGGAAGAAGGTACAGCAACGTTCTGTTAAAGAAGTCATTGATATTGTCCACCCTGTCGGCAGTATCTGGGAAACCACAACGAATGACGACCCCAATACATTATGGGCTGGTACGACATGGGTTAAGATGGATGCAGGCCGCGTGCTGGTAGCCGCTGGCAGTTATGCCGAAAACGGTACGACGTATACTTATAACCTCGGCGATACAGGCGGGGAAGCGAAACACCAACTCTCTACCGATGAATTAGCCACGCATGGTCATACAGCTAGTGTTAGCGCCAATGGCCAACACAACCATTCATTTTGGTCCATCACGCAAGGCCAAGACCAAAATGCCGGAGATGGCGGCAGTAACTATTGGGCCAGTAGGAATACAAGCGATAACGGGTATCATACACACAGTATCACGATTGCCAATACAGGCGGTAACGTAAGCCATGAAAACAGGCCTCCATATCAAGTCATTAACAGGTGGAAGCGCACGGCTTAGTGAGTTCTCTTCCAACGGTTGATTACTTCATAAGGTTGGCGATTTTCATGTTTCGCGTTCGAGCCAGTACCGCCGATAGATAGGCTATGCCCGTGAGTGGCATTGATAGACAGGTTGTGATATACCGTATAACCCGAACCACTACCGCCTATGATTTTATTTGTACTTGTATTCACTGCAATGATTCCAGATGCACTATTGTAGTAGCCAACATCACTGGCCCCACTGGTATCGCCTGTCAGCGTCGTGTTACTAATTGAACCACCATGAGTGTGGTTAGCTAATTCATCGGTAGAGAAAGGAGATTTTATGAGAGTTTTTCAGATTTTAGATAACGACGTCCTTATCATCAAGGACAATGAGCAGTACATCGATACTGCCGATAATTTCAAGGCAGACAGCGGCCTTTCCAGCCTGCCTGCCAAAGTCATTTACGACGACACCCAGAAACAGTGCCTTGTGGATGACGACTTCAAAGACTATCCCAGCGCCGAATATGACGGCTATATCGACAACGTGACGGCCTATATCGAGGCGAAAGCGAAACGGGAATATGTACCGCCCGCGCTCAGTGAATTGAAAGCGCAGGCGCTTAATGTGCAGTACAGCAAGTACCTTGCCAAGAAGGAAGCCCCCGTTACCGTGGATGACCTGCAATTCAGTACCGACGAAAAGAGTCAGCGTGAATGGCAGATTGCCCTTACCTTGATTAGCGATAAAGGGCCGTATAAAGTCCATGATTCGTCCAACAGCCTCGTATTGGCTGATGTAACAAAAGAACAGCTCATGAAAGCCGGAGAAGCCGCCAGAGCGCAACAGCTTGCGGCTTACGAGTGGTTCATGGGTATCCGCGACGCCATCAATAATTGCAAGAATGAGGAAGAACTTGCGCCGTACATGACCTAATGAACGGCATGGTTAAGCCATTCTTGCACTATTTACGATAAAGAACACATAAAGAGCAGTGATAAACCGCGTAGTTTAGCCGTTATCCTGCTCTTTTCTATTGACATAAAAGAACACGTTAAGAACAGAAGGTGATTGTAACGAATGAGTAATGTTGCAATAGATTTGACTAAAACCGTAAAAGAAATTATCACGACGATGAAGACGGCCATCGACAATCTCAACTCCGACGTAGACTCACTGAAAATGGAAGTATTATTGGCCGCGCATCCCGTCGGAAGCTACTATATCAGCGATAAGGCAACCGACCCAGGGACGCTCTTCGGGGGCACATGGCAGATGCTGGACCCGGGTCTGACCCTCATCTCCCAAGGCAAAGGTACAGACGAATTCGGCAGCTTTGAGTTTATCGCTGGGCAGACCTACGGCGAACGGATGCACCAACTCACTGTCGAGGAACTAGCTAAACACAAACATACTATGCGTTGGCACGCCAATAGTATCGAGGGATATGATTATGCTAGGGGTAACGGGTCGAAGCCTCTCGTTAATTCATCTGATTACGCTGGTGGTGATAGGCCTCATAACAACATCCAGCCATCAAGAGCCGCTTACATCTGGCTTCGTACGGCCTGACTGTCGATGAGTTGGCGAAACATACGCATCCAATCAATCATTTCTCCGGAAATGTTGTGGGCTCAAGTCTATGGACAATGGTAGACCACGCGTCAAGAGACAACTGGCAGACGTATAATATCAAAACAGCTGGTAACGATGCGCCGCACAATAACGTGCAGCCCTGTAAAGCGGCATACGTTTGGCTCAGACTCAACTAACCCGAAACCAGATATAAACCGCTCTTGACGGCTGAATGTTGTTATGAGGCTTATTGCCTCCTGTATATCTTGTGTTTAAGGTGTAACGCCAAATACTAGACCAGGTTGTAGCCTTATACAGCGCATCTTTAAATTCCCCTGTTTCACTTTCCCCTACACCACGTAGCGATGTAGGGTGATTATGACTTGCCAACTCATCGACAGTCAAGCGGTGCGCAACCAGATGTAAACAGCTTTGCTCGGCTGTAGATTGTTGTGCGGAATATCGCGGCCAAATTCTAGATGCACAACATCTACAGGGGTATTGGTATTTTGGCCATAGCCCAAAGCGTTTACCCACGAATCTCCAGCTTTTTTCCGCATTACAAAGCAGTTATTTTTACTAGTATTACCAGCACCAAACAGGTCGACAATGTTGGTGCCACCTGCCATCAGTCGAAACTGCAAATCTCCCGCAACGTTCGCTAATTCATCGACAGTTATGATATCCGTAGCCACGCATATACGGCTCTACTGGGTTGTAAAGTGTTGTGTGGCATATCCAATTTTACATCATAGCCATTGTGGTTATAATCCAATAAACAAGTAGCTCCCCAGCCGTTTGTTTTTTGGGTATTCCAGGGAACACTGGGGAGCATTAAAGTACCATTGCCCGTGAACGACACAACAGTTCTACTCGGCAACTCATCGACAGTTAAATAGAATCAATGGCTTTTCGTAGTTCATGGATGGTCTTATGGGTATAGTCATGCTTTGTAACTCCCCGGCAGGCGTGGCCTAGAATCTTCTTTACGGCGGTATCATTGGCTCCGGAGCTGTCAAGCATCGAGGCGCATGTATGTCGGCACTCATGGGGTGTGTGGCTCATGCCAAACGCATCCATGATTTTATCGAAGCGGCGGCGAAAGGCGTCATAGGTATAAGGCGTGCCGTCTTCATGTTGGCAGATATAGGCTTGATTTTTCCGTTGTACGAACCATGGGTAAATATCCTTGTGAATCGGGACAGCACGGCCCTGTCCGGCGGCTGTCTTTGACTGTCGGACGATGAAATAATGGCTACGCCACTTCACGTCTTGCGGCGTCAATCGTAGATATTCACCGATACGAAGTCCGGTATAGATGAGTATAAGCACGTCCTGCACGGCTGGCATAGCATCCACGGCGCGCCATAATTTATTGCGCTGGCGGACGGTGAACGGCTTTTTCTTATACTTGCGTATATGCGGCTTTAGCTCTACATACCTTGCGTAGTCCGTGGTGACAATATCGTATTTGATGGCGTATTTGTACAGCTGCCCCATGAGTCCGCGGCATTTCTTCTGAGTACAGTACCCGGCTTGAATATCATCCACGACGTCCTGCAAATGGCCGTAACGGATACGGCGGAACGGCATGTCATGCAATTTCTGGCAATGGCGGTATGCGTTATCGTAGCTCTTGCGGCTGGACAGGGACAGCCTGTCGTACTTAGTAGCCTTCCAACGGGCGAACAGCTCACTGAAAGTAATATCGTCGTCCAATAGTGGCGACTCATTGATAGACGAAAGGTAGGCGATTCCATGCTCAAACGTATCGAAGTACCCCAATATCTTTTGTCTTCCATCCACGGTCTTTTTCACGACAAACGGCCTCCGCCGATTCCCCGGCAGTCTATAACAGGTTCCGTATCCATTCGGTAATCTCATGTGTATCACTCCATTTTTTTTGAATGATTATAACAAGGTGGTGATATTTTGACAGTAGAAGTTGGAGAATTCATTGTCGTTGGCAGTGCGCTGGCTGGCGGGATGATATGGATTTGCAAGGCCTTCACGGCCCCACTCAAGGAAACGCTCCTCAAGGTGAACGATACCTTGGCTGAATTAGACAAGACTATCCAGGGGGAGCGGGAACACCGGCACGAGCTGGAGAAGGATGTGCAATGCATCAAGGACACCACGCAGGAGAACACGCGCCGTATCGAAGATATTGAAGAAAGTATCGAGAAAATCACAGGTGGTTAAATGAAAAATAAAATCGTGGCCCTTGGCCAGTGGGGTCAGAAACACTGGCTCCAATTAATCATCATCATGAGTATTTTGATGATGATATTTTTGTTCCTCGTGCTGTTCAGCTGGCTTTTCGGCTACTGGAGCAATGCACTGAGAGGGACGCATTTTGAATTGATGAGCTGTTGGAGCGGCGTGACGGCCGTTATCGGTGGTATCGCGACCGTTGTAGGTCTTGGCAAAGCGTGCTGGACAAAATACGGCTATGACAGCCGTTTCAACTCCGCGCCACACGTAATGCCGGTACAACCGCAAAACGCGCCCACAACGGCGAATAGCACAGAAAAAACGAAAGGATGATGACTATGTTAGGAGAATTAAGCGCGCAGTACGAAAGCAACGGCGACCCGGCCTGCATCAGTGACGGCTACGGCGACCCCGGCGGAAAATCCTACGGGACATATCAGTTCAGCTCCAATGCGGGCAGTCTGGGCCAGTTCGTCAGCTGGCTGAACAACAATTATCCGCAATACGGAGAACAGCTCAACGCATATCCCTTATGCAGTGACAGCTTTGATGAAGCATGGCGCAATATTGCCGCAAGCGACAGTGATGGCTTTGCACAGGCACAGCATGAGTATGTCAAGGCGGCGTACTACGACCCGGCCTGCCAGATTCTGGCGGACAATTACTGGCACATCGAGAACCATCACGACGTTCTCCGGGACGTCGTATGGAGCCGTGCGGTACAGTATGGCGTCGGGAATATCCTCGACATGTGGACCGAAGCCGTTCACAGCATGTTCAACGCGCAGACCGGCAACTATGACGGCTATCCGAATTTGAGCTACATCGACTCCCCAGAATACGACTATGACTTCATCGTGGCCGTATACAGCGTATGCAAGACCCCGGAATGGAACAGCTCATCGCTCCGGGACAGCTTGAACAACCGTTTCGACAGTGAAATGCATGATGCATTGTCGCGCTTATAGGAGGTGATCCATTTTGTATCTTCCGCATTTAAAGGAGGTTGATAAGATTGCCGAAAATAAAAAGACCCTTGTTGTATCTTGCGTTGTCCTTGTCCTTGTGTTCGCCTTTGGCTGGCTTTTGTGCCGATACTACGACAGCCGTGCCCGTGCAGACAGTGCAGATGTCACTCGAACAGTACAATCAGTTAAAGACGACAATCAGAGAGCAAGAGAAAGCGTTAGTACAGCTACAGAGCAGATTAAACAGGCTGGACAGCAACTCGACAGCCTTGCAGAATCAATTGACGCAAGCGAAAGAACAGTTGACGACAACAAGGCAGTCATTGACGACAGCCGACAGCTCATTGAGTCAAGCCAGCGACGCCTTGAACAGGCAGAATCAATCTTTAGTGACATTGACAGAGCAAATCAACTCAATGACTAAGAAGGAAGCCAGGCTGACCAGGCAACGGGATACGTGGGCCGTGGCGGCCGGCGTCCTTCTGATTGGCTGTATCGCGAAGTAGGGAGAGAATATGAGAAGACTGAACAAACATCAGACACAGTCCGTTGTCTTCTCATCCCTCGTCGGTGGTGTAAATGTATCGCAGGCCCCGGAACAAATCGACGCGTCGGATTTACAGATAGCGCAGAATTACATCTATTCGCGCGACAGTAAACGCCTGACGGGCCGTGATGGGCTGGGCCTGCTTTATACCATGGACGGGAACGAGAGCGTACGTGATATGTGGTATGACGTAGACACCAATTTATTACTGGTTTTCACGAACCATAATAAAGCCTATAAGTACATCATCGGCCAGACCCCGGAATATATCGGCGACCTGGAAGGGAGCTACGACCCCGTTTGTGCGAAATTCATGGATAAGGTATGGATTGCCAGCGGCGGGAAGCTCCAGTATTACGACTATACGCAGAACGGCCAGTTGACTGTAGTCCAGGATAGCCCGACGTGTAATATCGTATTTCAGCGGTTCTCCCGGATCGCGGTATCCATGGACGGCACGGACGGCTTCTATCTGTCCGGCGTCGGCGACGGTACAGACTGGGCCGAAGATACGAACCGGGCCGATAAGGAACAGTGGTTAGACGTCGGCTACGGCGACAGCGGCGATATAGCTGCCATTGTACCCCTTGCGACCGATATCATTTTCATCAAGACCAACGGGAAAATCTATCAGCTGTCGGGGGATGCAGAACCTTCTAATTGGCAGGTAACGGAGATTGCCAATAATACCGACATTGCAGGCACGAGATGCGCCGTCAATATCGGCAGTTCCGTCATATTCCAGTCCATACGCGGCCTAAAGACCTTATCAGCCGTTATGGAATATGGGAACATCCAGTCGGCTGATATCGGCGATAAATTCAACGCCTTATTGACGACGAACATGTATGAACCGCGGTTCTATCATCTGCAACGGCACTGCATGATACTCATCCGCCCGACGAGTGATTATAAGTACTTTGTGGCCTATAACTATCTCCTGGGCAGTGCGACGACCCTTGAATTCAACATGCCGATAGACAGTATCGTAGAAACGACGTCGACTATCATCGTAGCCAGCGGTGGCAAGCTGTACGCCTGGGATTCGCAGTATCTCGACGACGACGGCGAACCTATCGAGTACATCCTCAAGCCGAAGGCCACTATCAGCAGTGAACAGATGCTCCTAAAGAGCGTAGATACGAAGTTCACGGCCGATTATGCAGGCAAGGCGGAATTCATCGACGGCACTTTGGATGTGATAGTCCCCACGGCAGATCGTAATAAGTTCCGGTGCAACCACTCGACGGATTGCCTGGACATTACGGTAAAGTCGAACGACCGGTTCACGGTAGACCATATTATTCTAGAAATTGCAGACCTTTAGGAGTGATAGAATGGAAAGCAAGGAATTAAGTGAATGGATAAGGATATACGAAGAAAAGACAGGCGATAAATTCCAGGCCCTGGCGGGATTCACTACGTGGTATCTGCCAGACCGGGGATTCTGCCAGTGGAAGCCCATGCCGGAAAACAAGGCTATCCTTTGCTGGAACCTTTGCAACGACGCTCATTTCTGGCGGGACGCCCTGGAATGTATGGGCCTTCAATTCGGCTACGACCGTATCATTACTATCTGCATCCTGCACATTAAGCCGTATATCCGTTTATGGGGCTGGAAGATAATGCAGGATTTTGATACCAACGGCGTACACCGCTATATATGTATGGATAAGCAGGGGCGCGAAGTCGTCTGCACCCCGAAGGAAAACGACGACGGCACGATTGATTATTACGTTACCAATGAACTCAGACGGCCGTACAAGCCGTGGAAAAATGCGAATGAAAGGGAGTGATTGAATGGGGAAGAAAAGTAAGTCCAGCAGCTCGTCTCAGACCTACACCCCGTCGGCTGAAGAAAAAGCCCTGCAACAGCAGGCCCTGGAATACTCGAAATACGTCATGCCGAACGCGAAGAAGCTGAACGACACCGCCGCGAACCTGCTGTACGGCTCTTTGGGTAACACGCAGGTGGATTACAATGACCTCATGAACAATGCCCTGGACCAAATCAAATGGGGCCAGCAGGGCCTCAGAGGACTGGCACAAGGGCAGATACCGACAGCCTACCAGGACGCTATGGAAGCCAGTATCAAGAAGGGCGTGCAAGGCTCTATGGGCAACCTCTTGCAGGACATGGGCGCCCGTGGTGTGGTCAATAGCTCTATCATGGATACCGGGCTTAAAGGAATTAGTGACAGTGCTAGTGACGCCATGGCGCAGAATTGGCAGAATACGGTATCTCAATTAGCAAATATCTATGGTCAGAACATCGACGCCGCAGGCCAGCCGATTGCTACTGCCGCCGCCGCACAGGAAGGCGCACAGCAACCGGCTATCAATCTTTGGAACGCCTCTCTGGGCCTCAACGGCTCGACAACTGGGGCATTGGGCGCACTGGCAGGCAAGGGCACGACGACTACGACGCAGAAGACCAGTGGCGGCGGCCTGTTCGGGGGTATCCTCACCGGGCTGGCTAGTAACGCTTCTATCTTCTGTTTTGCGCCGGAAACGAAAGTACGCCTGGCAGACGGGTCCGAAGTGCCGATTACTGACGTCAAAGTCGGCGACAAGGTGCTTTGTCCGCATGAGGACGGCACGGAATCCGAAGAAACGGTCCTGCATACCATGGAACCACACTATAGCGACGTATGGAACCTTGTATGTAAGGACGGCGTAGATACCCACTATGTCATGGCCACCTTGACACAGCCGCTACTCACGGAAGATAAAGGATTCGTTGAAATCAGTGACATGACGTTAGGGGCGAACCTCAAAGGCCGTGGGAAAATCGTCAACATGGTTTACGCCGGGGAACGTAAAGTATATGATCTGAACGTTTCCGGGGACAACAACTACTATGCAGACGGCTTCATCGCCAAAGGCGGCAGTACCGACAACTGGGTAAAGGGGGATAACTAATGGCAGCCAAATCGAAATACAACTATATCGAAGATAATATCAGCCAGAACTATGCACCACGGCAGTATTCCGCTCCGTTCACTACGCAGGCGTTGCCGCAGCTGAATTTTGCACAGTACGCATTCCAGGACCCGCGTTTTGCCCTTGGGATGCTCCTTGGCAACGCCGTCGGCGCGAACATCTTGAACCGCAAGCAGAAGGAAGCCGACCAGATGCTTTTCAGACAGGATAACCCGGTATCCATGCCGGACAACGTACCGCTGTATGATACCAGCTCGACCCCCACCTTGGCAGACGGCAAGACCGCCGCCGTCGGTAATGCGTATAGCGGTTTTGGCGCGAACCCCTCGCAGGTGTCTGACAACTTCCTGGCGAACCTGCAAGGCGTAAACGGCCGCTTGAATTACAATGCCGATACCGGCGCCATCAATTACCAGACGCCGACCTTCCTGCCGTCGATGTATGCGGCCAATAACCTTGGGAACTATTACCCCACGGCGACCGACGCCGATGGCAACATGATTGGCAATATCTCGTTCGCGGACTACCTCAACAACCAGAGCAAGGCAGGCCAGGGGCAGGGCCTCTTTGACTTCAATGTCTTGCAGAAAATGGCCGCTGATGACGCCGCAAAGGCCGCCGCGAAGAATCCGCAGGCGACCGTAGCGCAGAGCATGGGCGTCCTGCCGACCGCCAACGTCGATGTACCGTCGAAATCCAATAGCTACATCCCGGCCATCACCGGCAGGTTAGGTAATCCGATTAACGGCAGTTTGAGCATGAGCGGATTCAACCTCAACGGTAACGACCCGTACAGCAAGTTCTACAGTCTGAATTTAAAAAGCGGTGGTGACGTCGCCGACGCGTCGCCCGCTACAATCCCGTCGGCACAGACCTCAGTACCCGGCATGATCGCGCCGGGTAACGTGGATACCAGTAACGGCCTTCCGAAAGTGCGCGTGACCGAAATCGACGGTAAACACTACATCCTGCCAGCGACGGGGGCCGACGGGAAGACACTCGACGAAAACCAGACGGCGTACAACTTCTATGAAACCGGGAATACGTTTGGCGTGTTCGATAATAAGAAGGACGCGAAGAAGTACGCCGACCAAATCAATAAGGATGCAGGTGATAAGCCTGTGCCGGCCGTCCATGCCATGGAAGCACAGCCCACAGATGAAGCCCCGATTAAGGATGTGCAACCTATCCAGCCCGTGGATAATCAGCCGATTAAGCCCGTCGATAATCAGCCTATCAAGGAAGGACCGGCGCCGATACAGCCTGTAGAAGGGCCGATTCAGCCCGTGGATGCTACGGCGCAGGCCGATACACAACCGGCCACACAGGACCCACAGGCTAGTGTTACTATCACACCGGGCCAGCAGGCGAACGCTGCCCAGCCCGCAACCACACAGGCCACAAACCAGACCGATACCGGAATCTTTCCGAACGACCCGCAGAAGTTGATGGACCGTCTCTTCCCTGGAGAAACGCAGATTGACAACCCGTATTACAAAGACCTGCTCGACCAGTACCATAAAGAAACAGATCCGACGAAGAAGCAGGCTCTGATGGATAAACTCAATAACACCCCGGCGTATATGCTCCGCAGTGACAATCCCTATTACATGGCCACTAAGACTTTGTATGATAATGAAAAGGACGCAAACAAGAAGAAGGAATGGCAGGCCGCATTGGATAACCTGCCACGGTATAATATCCGCCCGTTCGGCCAGGTAGAGCAAAGCCTTGAAACGGATATGAATGGCGGCCACCCGAAACATATAAACGCACAAAAGAACGAGTCTGACTTTGTCCATTGGGCCATCCAGCACGACATGCCGATTGACGTCGTGAACTCGACACTTGAACGGTATAGACCTGTATGGCAAGCCGAAGAGAAGCAGTACAATGACTATCAGACCAGCGCATTGTATCCGCTGTATTACCAGGCCGCTATGGACGGCCAGTATGATACCGCAGCCACGATTGCCCAGAGCATGTCCCAGTATAACCCGCAGTTGTCGGCGCAGATGCTGGCTACCCTGCCGAACGGCTTGAACTACTATGCAACAGCAGACGCTAAAGACCGTGCGGCCACGGCACAGTGGAATAAACAGGCCAATATGGCTTTGCAGAATAAATATACCCTTGGTCAAATCGCAACGCGCGGCAAGATTGCTGACAGTCAGCTAGATAAGCGGCTGAAATTCGATAAATATAAGACCGATAAAGAAATCGCCGAAAGGGCCAGGGAATCGGATAATAACAACAGCGTAAAAATAGCCCTTGCCAAATCAAGCAGGAGTAGTCCTTCTGGCGGCGGCTCCGGAAGTGGCGGCGGCGAAAAAATAGATAAGACAGACCGCCAAGCCATGAACATGGCCACCGACCTCTATGAAAGGGCTATCAAGCCAACCGAGGATGGTACACTGGACCATGATGCAGTAGATAAGCTAACTGAATGGGTAAACGACAATTCCGGTAAATATGATGATGATACTAAAACTATGCTAAATGCTATGGCTTATGTTGCTCAAGGGCTGATGCTCGAAAAAGAAGGGGCTTCCGGCGACTATATTTACGAACATGCCTTCCAGTATGTCCCTACATATTTACTTAAACGATTACTGCCCGGTAGAAACTTTGACGGATATTAGTGCTTGCATAGAAAGGAATGAGTAAATGTCTAAATTAAGCGATTACTTAATGAATAATACCCCGGCGGCCAATGTTTCAGAAGGCGCCGCTCCAGGGTATGAGGATGACGGCTCTTCCGGCTCGTCTGATGATTCTGGCTTTTCGTTATCTGGCATACTAAGCACTGCTAAGAATTTCCTCGAACACCCATTCCAGGGCATGGGCACTGTCATTGCACCTAATTATACCCCTCGCCCCCTCGACGACAGCGTGTACTCGGATATCCCGGGTACACCTGTTGCCGGTGGGCAGTTCGGGGAACTCGAAGACGAAAGCGTCCGTGATGAACGCATGAAGGATTCTGCCGACTACATGGCGGCTAACTGGCCGCGTCTGTACGGCGGAGTCGTCGCGGCAGACGAAGGCCTGGCTAACGTCGTCGGCGGCATCCAGAACGCCGTCGGCGGTGGCAATGGTATCTTGACGAATGTACAGCGTGCCGAAGAAGGGATGCAGAACTATCGCGACCAGTGGAACAACGAATACGGCGACAGCTATTTCTTAAACCCGAATAAGTTTGCTACCGACGTTGGTTCCGGTATCGGCTCGACCGTGCCTATCATGGCATTGTCGGCCCTCATGCCGGGCGCCGCTGTTGCAGGTGGTACGCGTGCCTTGACGTCTGCCTTGTCCCGTGCCGGGTTAGGGCGTCTTGCCATGTCGAAAGCCGGACAGGCCCTCATTGCTGATACCGTCCGTTCGCCTATCTCGTCCCTGGCGGACTCCCTGTCTGAATACGGGACCGTCGTCAACGATATGATGCAGAACGGCATGAGCGAGGACGAAGCACGGCGCCGGGCTATCCCCATGTTCTTCAAGAACATGGCCCTCGATACCTTCACAGTACCGCTTGAATTGGGCGTCATGAAAGGCGGCAAAGGGATTGCCACCAGCCTGTTAGGCCGGAGCGCCGGGGAAGGTATGGCAAAAAGCATCGCAAAAGGCGCGGCCCGCACCGGCATGCTGGCAGGGGCCAGCGGCCTTACAGAAGGCTACCAGGAAGGCGCGCAGAACGCCCTGGAAAACGGCGTAGAAGGCAAGCGTGACGGCGGATGGTATAACCCCTTAACCTGGACCAACGAGGACTGGGAAGCGGCCCGCGGCGGTTTTGTCGGCGGCGCCTTGATGGGCGTCCCTGGCAACGTAGCGGCCGGATTCCATCCCGAAGCCAGACAAGCCCCGCTTAGTGCAGAATCTCAGGAACAGGCACAGAGCATCAAGGATACACTCAGCCACGGCAAACCGGCAGGCATGAGCAATGCGGCGTATAATGCCTATATCGAATTGGCCAATAGCGGAAATCCCGACCTCATCAAGCAGGCCGCGTCGTCGCTTGAATCGTTCCAGCAATCGCAGGAAGGCTACCAGGAAAGCACGGATGACGCCGCCACGGAAGCTTATAAGGATTATGAAACCTATGACCAGAAGCAGGAAATCGAAAACTTCCTCGACAACAATACGGTTGAGCAAATCGGCGGCGAAAAGAATTTCAACTGGCTCATGGGGGTATTGCGCAACGGCACGCCGGAAGAGGTACAGCATGCGTATGATACCGTTATTGCAGCCGAAAAAGCCACGGCCGAACAGGAAGCCAAGAACCGCCCGGCAAGAAGCAGCGGAACCATGGCGCCGAATACTGGAAACGCCATGGTCAATATTGTTATCCAGGCGGCTAATGATTCCGGGGTAGACCCACGTTTAGGCCTGGCTATTGCCGCCCGTGAAAGCGGCGGGGATGACGTCAATGCCATTTCCATGCCACCACCGCACGACGGCGTTTATGGGGTTATGCAGGCCCAGGAGGAAACCGTTTCCAATATGGGCCTCGATTCCCAGTACCCCGACTGGAAGACGGACCCCTATCAGAACGCCATGGTAGGTATGGCAATCCTAAAGGCTAAAATAGATGGTAAAAACGGCGATGTATGGGCTGGCGTCCGCGATTACGACGGGGCCGGTGAAGAAGCGGAACAGTATCGCCAGTTAGTCAAGAACAACTATGACAATATGGGCGACATTGGCGGCGGTGGTGGCAGTGCCACTTACGACGGTTTACAGCTGACACTCCCGGATAGTGATGAATTCACCGACCAGAGCGGGAATGTAAGCGGCCTTACGGAAGATACACGCATGAAGTTGCGTGCCCTGGACAACCTTTGTTATCAGAAATTCGGGCAGCACCTTATCGTTTCTTCATCCTACCGGGAAGGCGACCCCAATAACCACGGGGCGGGAGTTGCCTTTGATGTGTCCGGTGGTATCGTTGATGATCCGGACGCACGTCAATGGCTGGAACAGGCTGGCCCGGCTGTCGGGCTGTTCGTCATCCCGGAATACCAGGGAGAAGCCGGTGCAGAATTCGCCCACGGCGACAATGTCCATTTTTCCAACGTAGAACCAGGTATTTATGGACAGACCCGGAACGCAGAAGGCCATTGGAGTGAAGAACATGCAGCTCCTTCCATTCAAAGTATCTTGAAAGGTGGTGCATCTAGCGGCGTATCGGGTAAAGTCACCAGCGATAACGGGCAGTTTGAACGTGAATTAGACCAGGCCGCGCAGGAAGCCAAGAGCGATATGGACAAGATTAAAGCCCAAAGCGACCAGGCCATGAATGAAATCATGAACGACGACTCCACCGAAAAGACGGCGCAGGACGCCCAGCAGGACGCAGAGAACGCCCAGAAGCAGGCTGAAGAATCCCAGCAGAGCACGCAGGACACCGTCATTCCGGACGTTGCCCAGACTATCCGTGATACCTCGAACAACATTGATGAAATCAATGCCCTCGATGGTATGTTCACAAAGGATGGCAACGGCAACGACAAATTCATTGATACGCCCGAAAACCGCGACTACATCAAGACCAACTATAAGGACGAAATCGACGCGGCCGTAAAGAAAGCCATGCAGAAGACCACGGCGCCGAAAATTAAGACACAGAAGAAGGAAGACCTTCCCATTGTCGATGGGACTAGTGACGTCGGGCCTACCGCACGTTTCATGAAGAGTCCTCACGCTCGTTTAGGTAACATCCTCGCTGATTACGACAGAAACGACCCGAAATTCAAGGGCTATATGGAAACATTCAGACATGGCACAGATGAACAGCAGGCACAGCTTGCAGACCAATTGCAGCAGGCACAGGAACAGGCAAAAGCCAACTCCACGACCTCGAACGCAACCGTAACAACGCCGTCGCCTGCTAATCCTTCCCAACAGGCCGTACAGGCTCCAAAACCTGCTGCGCAGGTAAATACACCCACGCCGACACAAACGGCGCCTAAAAAGGCTCCCAAGGCTCAATACGAATGGGGTATGCGTGGATATCATTGGAGTGGCGAACTCAATGACAAGGGAAAAATCAATATCCGTGAAGCCGATATGAGCATGTACGACAGTGATATGCAATTCGATGTAGCCAAAATTCAAAAGGCCATTGCCAAAGCCAAGACGGAAGAAGAGGCACGCGGCATTATCCGCAATATCGCCAAGAATACATACGGCGCCCACGTTGAACGGCTCCGTATGAAGATCGGCGGTAATGCAAGCGTCGAAGAATGGCGCACGAAACATAAAGAAAGCCCGGAAATACAGGAAGTTTACGACGACCTCACGAAGGGCCTCACAAATCTTTATGAACAGGCGACAGGGAAGACGCTGAAAGAACAGTTTGCCGAAAAAGCGCCTACAAAGGCCGTAGAAGCGCCGAAAGAAAAGCCGACGACAAACAACACGGAGACGCCGAAAGAAACGCCCCAAAAGGAAAAGGTGGAAGAAAAGAAAGGGGAAGTCAAGCATGAAGAAAACAAAGGCAACAATGTCAACACCGAATCTCAGCAAGCTGAAAGTAAAGGCAAGGAAAGTACCCATGCCGAAAAAGGTGCCGAAAGTAACGTACAAAAAGAAGTAGAAAAGAAAAAGGAAGAAACGCCTGCCAAAGAAGAAGAGAGCAATGCTGTTAGCGATGAAGACGACTATCACGGATTCCTCGACGGTAAAAAAGAAGTCGTTCAGAAGATGATTCGTTCGTCGCTCAATATCAAGCACAATCCATTCGGTAATGCAGAAGGAATCATCACGCTGAAACATACCATGGAAGTAATGGCCCGTAGCAACGGCAAGCATGATATTGAAGTACGCAATGGTAAGACCTACATCGACGGTACGAAAGTCCCGAAAGTGGCCGTTGAATACTATCGCTATCTGCGCAAGCAGGCCGAACAGCAGGAACAGGAAGCACCGAAAGTACAGACTTCCCACATCGAACCGTTCAGAAAAGTCATTGACGACCTTTCCCATAAGTTACAGACGAAGGAACTCACGCCGAAACAGGCACAGGACAAACTGAAACAAGTCTTGATGGATGCCGCCCATGCTACTTACGGAACGTTTGATGACATGTCGCTCGTCAAGACTGACCAACAGTTGACCAGTGAAGAACGGACGAAGGTAAATAGTATGGTCAATGACGCAATGGCCGTTGCTAACAAGATGAGCGTCGAAGCGTCTAGGAAGCGTGCGGAAAAGAAAGCGCAGAAGGAAACGCCCGAAAAATTCCTCAAGGATCATGTCGTCGTCACTACGATTCCTGATGATAGCGCTAAGGAATCTGGCAAAAAGAACGATGGCGCTATCTACACAAAAAATGAGTATTATAAGCGCATTGACGACGTAGAAGACAAATACAACCACGGAGAATTAACACTCTCAGAACTGGAAGAAGCATATGACAAAATAGCAGAAGAAGTTAATGCTGACAAATGGCTTGCGAATAGTAAATACCTCCGTGAAATATTGAATTGGATAGCGGACGAAAGGAAACAACTTGAACGTATCGACAAAACTCGTAAAGAAATAATGCAAAGGGACGGTAAACTACCTAACGGGTGGAAGTTGAAAGAAATGCCAGAAAAACCCGTTGCCGAAACGGCGCCAAAGGTAGATAATGAAGAAGAAGACTTCAAGAAAGCATATGATAAAATGCAGGAAATCGCCGAAGAAGTGCAAGGCAAGGAACTCACAAAGAATGAAATTGCCGGACTTCGCGGTAGGCTCAATGTAGCGAAAGGCCTTTATTCTTCAGGCCGTATCGTTACAGATGCATACAAAAATGAAATGCTTGATAAATATGCCGACAGCATTATTAGAGATGCAAGAACGCATATGAAAAAAGCCGAGGAAGACGAGAAGGGCATTTATAAGTACAATCCTATCAATTTTTACGGCTTTGATAAGGCACACCCCGAATATGACACGACCGATATTGCTAACCAGTTGTGGAAGACCTCGAAACCTTTCGGTAATAAAGCTGGAGATTTAACACTTAAATTCCAGCTCGAACTCTTAGCCGCAGAGGGTAAGCCTAAGATTACTAAGGACGGCGAAAAATACAAGATTAATGGCGTGTCGGTTCATAAAATTGCAGCCGATTATCTTTCGTACCTTCTCGACAACAACTTCAAAGACAGATGGAAACCTTTAGACATTCTTAGACCGACAAAGGGAAACAGCGAAAAAGCCGAAGTAAAGGAAGGAGTCGGTAACGATGGGCAAGAACAAGGAAAGAGCAATGATGCTGATGGAAGACTTGAAAGCATGGGCGCCGAAACGGGCGAAGGAAACGACAGTGGAAAAGCTGGAACGATTCCTGGACACGATGGACAAGAAGCAGAAGGAATACGAACAAGTGGAAATCAGTCGGATTCCGAAGGACACGCCGCCGGAACAGTACCAGCAAGAACTGGCGTGGGCAAGGATGACAGCGCGGGAACTGGTGAACGAGGAAATAAACAGTCTATTCCGTTAACGCCTGCACAGGCCAAACCGTCCGCAGAAGAAACGCCGGGCCGCGATTACACCATTGGTAACAAATCGCAGCCCAAGGACGAAAAGAGCAGATATAAGCAGAATGTCAAAGCTATTAAGCTGCTGAAACAACTCGAAGCAGAAGACAGGATGCCGACGCCGACCGAACAAAAAGTATTGGGCGAATACAACGGATGGGGCGGCTTGAAGGATGCCTTTAAAGAAGGTACGCCGGAAAACAAAGAATTGCGCGAACTGTTGACGGATGAAGAATACAAGGCCGCACAAGCAAGCAGTCTCGATGCCTTCTATACTCCGGCACCGATTGTCAAGGCAATATGGAAAGGCGTCAAACATCTCGGCTTTACACATGGGCGCGTACTCGACCCGTCTATGGGGACTGGTAACTTCTTCGGCAACATGCCTCAGAGCATGCGCAAAGATTCCCAACTGTACGGCGTGGAAATGGACAACTTGACCGCCCGTTTCGCTAAGATGCTTTATCCTAGTGCGGCCGTCGAAAATGCACCGTTCCAGCGTGCCGTAGTAGGTGACAACTACTTCGACTTAGTTATCTCCAATATCCCGTTTAGCCAGGTCAAGGTACAGGGCTATCAGATACACAATTTCTTCTTTGCAAATGGCATTGATAAGGTTCGACCCGGTGGCCTTATGGTATTCATCACATCGCAAGGCTCACTGACGGGACGTACCGATGCGGCCCGGATGCGTCACTATCTCGCAGGTGAAGCAGACCTTATTGGCGCGTTTAAACTGCCGTCCGGCACGTTCACGGATGCAGGCACGGACGTTGCGACCGACGTCGTTGTCTTCCGTAAGCGTGACAAGGACAAACAGCCGTCGAAGTACGCCAACAGTTTTGTTGAAATCGAAAGTGGCGGACTGAACATGTACAACCAGTACGCCGTCAACGAGTATTTCAAAAAGCACGAAGATAATATCTTAGGCGATTATGGCACAGGCCGGGATCAGTTTGGTAATACCGTCATGAAGGTAACGAAAAAAGCCGATACTGACGTAGCTGAATTGCTTGAAAAAGGCTTTAACCGTTTGCCCAAAGACGTCTATCAACCTATCAACCGTAGCAACGAACCGCGATTCAATCCGCAAATCGTCAACAAAAAGGCCGTGAAAGAAAAGACATACCGTGACGGCGAATACCACATCGAAAACGGCGAAATCTACCAGTACCAGTATGACAAGGATGTAAAACTGGATATTGCCAAGACAGGGAAGGTAGCGCAGCGTATCAAAGGTTATATCGCTATCAAGAAAGACCTTAACACCCTTTATACGGCACAACGCGACGTAAAGGCGACGGATAAGCAGTTGGCCATTCTGCGCAAAAAGCTGAACAAGGACTACGACGCATTTGTCAAGAAAAACGGCTATCTGAACGACCCGTTAGTAACACGCGCGTTCATTCAAGACCCGGACGCAGGCATGGTGCTTGCACTGGAACGGAACCTGCAATTCGCCAAAAAAGGGAACAAGAAAGTGCTGTCTCACGCCGACAAAGCAGACGTATTCACCATGCGTACCATGAACCCGAAAGTCCAAATCACAAAAGCCGATAAGCCGGACGACGCGCTTATTGCCTCGTTACAGAACAAGGGCTATGTCGATATGGACTATATGAGCCAGTTGCTCGGCGGCGAAAAGCCGGAAGTCATTGCTAAAGCACTGGGAAGCAAGATATTCAAAGACCCCGTAACGGAAGACTACGTAGCGCGTGACGAATACTTATCCGGTAATGTGCGTGAAAAGTATTCGCAGGCCGTGACAGCAGCGGTAAAGGATTCCACGTACCAGCGGAACGTCGATGAGCTAAAAAAAGTCATTCCTAAAGACCTCGTGCCGGAAGAAATCATGGTCAACCTCGGTTCGCCGTGGGTACCGCCTAGCGACGTCCAGGCGTTTGTCGATTCCATTACCAACAGGGGCCTCGACGTTGAATACTATCCCACGCTTGCGAAGTGGACTGTATCGGGATGGGATTCCAGCGCACAATACAGGGCAAACGGTATTGAATTCTCCAAACTACTGGAAGCAGTACTGAACAATAAGGCTATCACCATTTACAAAGGGGCCAAAAAAGATAACGTCGTCGACCGTGAAGCAACGGACGCGGCAAACGCAACGGCCGACCGCCTGCGTGAAGACTTTAGACGTTGGTTATGGAGTGACAAGGATCGTGCGAAACGCCTGGCCAGGTACTATAACGACAACTTCAACAATACGGTTCTTCGTGAATATGACGGTTCGCATTTGACTTTCCCATGGATTAACCCGGAAATCACATTGCGCCCACATCAAAAAGACGCCGTATGGCGGATGCTCACTAGTGGGAACACTCTAGTTGCCCATTGTGTCGGCGCTGGCAAAACATGGGAAATGCAGGCCGCAGGTATGGAAATGCGCCGTTTGGGCATTGCCAATAAGCCACTTTATTGTGTACCTAATAACGTCGTCAAGCAGTTTGCAGACGAATTCAGACAGTTGTGCCCCGAAGCTAAATTACTAGTCATTAAGAGTGGCGATGACCTGCCTGCCGTAAAGAAAATGACCGTCGAAGAAAAGACAGAAGACGGACGTAAGAAGAAGCGCAAGTTGCGGCGTGATGAACTGACGAAGGAAGAACAGAAGAAACTGGATGAAAGCAGAGCGGCCAGAAACCGCGCACTGGCAAGGATTCAGACGGAAGACTGGGACGGCATTATCATGTCCCACACTATGTTTGAACGCCTGCCGGTATCGCCGGAAACCAAAGCAAAATACATCCAACAACAGCTCGACATTCTTGAGCAGACTGTTAAAGAAGCCAAAGACGGAAATATGAGTAAGCGAGATAAAAGTAATCTCGAAGCCCGTAAGGAAACGCTGAAAGAAAAGCTGAACGAAGCACTGGACGATGATATTAAGGATATTGGAATTCCGTTCGAAGAACTGGGTATTGACCAAATCTTTGTCGATGAAGCCGACCTGTTCAAGAATCTGCACTATGAAACGTCTATCGGCGGCGTATCCGGCCTCACTAATTCCGACGCTAACCGTTCACAGGATATGTTCCTCAAAACACAGTGGCTCACAGAAACACGCAACGGGCGCGGCGTCGTATTCGCAACCGGGACGCCTATCTCAAATACCATTGCAGAACTCTACACCATGAGTCGGTACTTAGCGCCGAAAATGCTCAAAGAACACGGCGTAAACCTGTTTGACAGTTGGATTCGTACGTTCGCCGAAATCGGCACGGGCATTGAAAGAAAGCCAAGCGGCGACGGATTCCGTAAAGTCAATAGAGTCAAGAATTTCATCAACATGGCCGAACTGACTACCATGTTCCGTAGTTTTGCCGATATCAAGACGCAGGACGAATTGCATCTTAATATCCCGGAACTCAAGAACGGCAAGCCAACGACCATTGCACTGGATACCGACCAGGCCATTGTAAATTACATCAAGACGGAAGTACCGAAACGTATCGCGAATATTAAGGCCAATGCGTTCAAGATGAAGAAAGGCGCGGACAACATGTTGTCGCTCACGAACGACTTGCGTCACATGACCATGACCGACGCCAAAATAAACGCATGTGCCGACAATATCGCCGATGTGTTCAATAAGACGACCGACGTCAAGGGCGCTCAGCTCGTATTCTGCGATTACGGTATCCCGAAAGCCGAAAACGAAAAGGCCAAAAACAACGATACAGAGGACGATGCCGCCGACGATGCCGAAAAGGAAAACGGTGAAGTATACGCCCGTCTGATGCAGGCGTTAAGGGAACGCGGTATCCCGTCCGACCAAATCGCATTTGTCCAAAGCGCCAAAAACAAAGACCAGCAGAGAGAACTTTTCGAGAAAGTAGACAACGGCGAAATCCGTATCCTCATTGGCTCGACCAGTAAGATGGGGGCAGGCACGAACTGCCAGCACCACCTTGTAGCCTTACATGATCTCGACGCTCCATGGCGTCCGCGCGACCTCGAACAGCGTCACGGCCGTATTCTCCGTCAAGGCAACTTGAACGACGAAGTCGAAATTTTCAACTACGTCATTAAAGACAGCTTTGACGCGAATATGTGGGAAAAGCTCAAAAACAAGGCGTCCATTATCGCGCAGGCAATGAGCGAAAATACGGGCGTTCGAGTGGTAGAAGATGCCGACATGGTAACGCTGTCCTACGCCGACGTAGAAAATGCGGCAACAGGTAATCTGCTCATTAAGAAACGTTTGACGATGAAAGGCGAATTGACCAAGCTTACCAATGCGTCGAGACAGTTTGCATACCAGGTGCGTGATGCAGAGTATGACATGGAAATCCTGCCAAAGAAAATCGAAGCAGCAGAGCATAGAGTTGAGCTTATCGAAAGCGATATCAAAGCGCTGAAAGATACGTCCGGCGATAACTTTGTCATGAAGATAATGGGGCATACCTACACCAAACGTAAGGACGCAATGGCAGCACTGGAAAAGGCCGCGAAGAAATTCAAGAACACGCCAACGACAATTGGTGAAATTGGTGGTTTGAGGATAAACGGCTGGATTCCTGTTAGCGGCGTTGCTAAATATCAGCTCGTCGGCAATTTCTCTTACGACGTACTGACTGGCTCCGTCGCAGGTATGGAAAACACGTTGAGGGCGCTCCCTCGTGTTCTGACCGACGAAAAAGAACATGTAGATAAGCTAAAAGCGCGTCTCAGTGATGACAAGAAGATAGTAGAGCAGAAAAACCCGTATACGGAAAAGCTTGTAAAGGTCACTAGCGAATTAGCCGCAATCGACAAGGCGATTGAAAACCAGTTGCTCGAAGGTGGCAACGCGACGAAAGAAACCAAGCCGGAAGATACACAGGAAACCAAGTCCAATGACGAAACGCAGTACTCCGTCCGGGACGCTGGCGAGACTATCACACGGACGAAGGAAGCCGTCAAGGCCGAAATGAAGGAAGCCTTTAAGACTGCCTCGAACGTCTTAGAAGACGGCGACCGCCTCACATTCACCATGCCTAACGGGCAGAAGATAACCGTCGACGTAAGAAACGGTATCGCCGTCACGGATGAAGAGCTGGCGCAGGCTAAGAAAGACCACGACATTGACGGTAATGTCGTTGTCGAAGGTTACGCACAGACTCACGGCAAAGACGCCTATATCGCCGTTGCACAGGGTAGCCGTGAAGGCACTGGATTCCACGAAGCCTATCATATCGCGGAAAAATCCGTACTCACGGACAAAGAAAAAGCCGCTATCACGAAAGCTATCCCCGATGCAGAACAGCGTGCGGACAAGTACGCTGAATGGGTAGAAGCCCGTAAGCACGGCCGCGGCACGGCATGGGGCAAGCTGTTCCAAAAAATCAAGGACTTTGCCATGAAGATGAAGAAAATCTTCACCGGAGCAGAAACCGTAAATGACGTTTTCCGGCAGATTGAGTCGGGCGAGGTGTGGGAACGAGGCGCCCGCGATAACAACGAACGGCGCTATGCTATCCGCCAGGATGACCAGGAAGAAGCGCCGGTCAAACCGCAAGACATTATCGACGCTATCAACGATATTGTCCATATCTATGAAGGAAGCCGCCTTACAGGCAAGGAACGGAAGGAACTGAAGGAAGCCAGCCAATTCGACCCGGACCAGAAGCAGGCCGTCCGTCCGCAGGCCACCGACTTATATGACCGTCACGCCCATGCAGGCTTCAACCGTATGGGGTATTTCAACCTGAGTAACTATGGGCGCATCCTGGCCCTGCATCTCGACAACGTCATGAAGCTGAAAGGCAATCTGGAATTGACGAATAAAGTCCTGGACCGGCAAGATAAGAACGCCGCCGAAAACAAGATGAACGGCGTCAACGAACGTCTCACCCCGGCACAGGCCCGGCAGAACGCCGTCATGGACTTTGGGGCCATGATGATCCGCAACCCGGAACTGGCCCGTGAAACCTATCCAGCTTACGCCAAGATTTTCGATGAAGGACTGGAAGAACACCCGGACCTTAAAGAAAAGCTTGACCGTGTTATTCAGCTGAACGAAACCTACCAAGGCCAGACCGCCGCAGAACGGGCCGCCGGCAGTATCGCCCGCGAAAAGGAAAAAGTACAGCTCCGTAAGCATCCCAAGGAATGGTTACACACGCACTTTGATAAGTTCTACACGAACTGGGTAGATGACAAGCATATCTTTGCGAAAGTCGTCGCCAGGGCAGAAGCTGAACTGGGTAGAAAACTGGCCTATGACTATGACGTCCACAAGCAGGCACAAATGGCTATTAACGTAGCCTCCAGCCGTGCGCTGTTATTCCTTACAGGCGGCAAAGGCGTCGAAGAGACGTATAAAGTATTGAATAAGGTTTACGGCCACGCCATCACGAAGAACGTCACCATGAAAGATATTATGGACGCCCTTAATAAGGTGTCTAAGGAAGACATGTCGAAAACGGGCGCTGAGAACGCCTATGACGCGCTGGGCAACTATCTGATTGCCATGCGTACGGAAGAGCTTGAAAAGCACTACCACGACGCTTATGCACGTTCCGCGGGCTTTGATGAAGAAGGTACGCGTGAAATCATCCAGAACACGCCCGAAAGTATCAAGAAGATAGCGCAGATGTACTGGGATATCAATACGAATATCGTCAACATTCTCCAACAGCAGGGCCTTATCTCTAAGGACCTCGCCGGGAAACTCCGCAAATATAAGCATTATTGCCCGATGTATCGCGACATGTCGGACGGTATCACGGATATGGATGAGATGATAGGTACTATCGGCGTATTCAATAAAGGCGGCGGCTATGCCAACGTCAGTAACGGTATCAAACGTATCGAAGGCGGCGGCAAACGGCCTATCCTCGACCCGATAACCTCGTTGTCGCAGATGGCGGTATCTATGATTAGCAAATGCGAACGGAACGACGTCGCCAAGACATTCGTCAAGCTGGGCCAGGATTTTGCCGGGCTGGGTGACGTCGTCGTCCGCGACCCGACATTGAAACACGCCGACCCGACGGCCTTTGCCTTCACGGTATGGCAGAATGGGGAACAAGTCGTATACCGCACGACGCCGGAAATCTACGACGCACTCACGAATAACGACGCGCAAACGAACCGATTCACGATTAAGATGGCAAGCAGTATCGCGCAGACCTTACGGACCGGGGCCACTATCAGCCCGTCTTTCATTGTCCGCAACTTATTACGTGATACCATGTCGGCCACGGTAAACTCCAAGACCGGGTTCTATCTGCCGTTCGTCGACAATGTACGCGGTGCCTGGAAACTGCACTTTGATAAGGAATTCTCCGCCGAATACCACGCCAGCGGGGCCAGCATGTCGACGTATATGCGGGCGGACGCGGACAGCAGTCGTGACCTCACCAAAGAATTACTGGGCCATAAGTACGACTCGTACCCGGTTGTCGTGAAGCAGGTCCGCCAGCTCATCAGCTATGCATGGCACAACTACAAAAAGTTCGGCAACCTCATCGAAGACAGCACCCGCGCCGGCGAATTCAGACGCGCCCGCAACCAGGGCTTGTCCATCGACCAGGCAGGCCAGCTGGCACGTGAAATCACGCTGGACTTCTCTCGTCATGGCAAGAAGGGCCAGATAGTCAATAAGTACGTGCCGTTCTTCAATGCGACGATTCAAGGCACGGACAAGTTCGTCCGTACGTTCAAGGATAACCCCATGCGGGCTATTCTGAATACCGTTATCTGGATTATCCTGCCGTCGCTGGGATTGTGGGCTATCAACCATGACGACGATTGGTATAAAGAACTCGACGAAAACACGAAGTATACCAACTGGGCCATCCCACTGCCAGGCGGAACGCATCTGCTCATCCCGAAGCCGCAGGAAGTCGGTATCCTGTTCGGCTCCGGTATCGAAGCCGTCTTGAACCAGATGGCCGGCACGGACCCGCACGGAATGAAAGAATGGGCGCGCCAGTACGCCGAAGCGATGACGCCTAGCCTATATCCGGCCGTCGTCCGTCCGCTCATTGAATGGATGACCAACTATTCGTTCTGGACGGGCCGGAACCTCGTACCCGCCAGCCTGCAAAAGGCTCCGTCCGAAATGCAGTTTACCAGCTATACAAGCGAATTAGCCAAATCTTTGGGTGATACCTGGCTTGCCAAGAGCATCAAGTTGTCGCCGATTGCGATTGACAACTGGATTAGTGGATGGTTCGGCAGCGCCGGGCGGTTTGTGGCTAATATGCTCAATGACCCGATTAGCTACGTACGCGGGAACAGCCGTCCGTCGGAACCAGCTAAGTATTGGTATGAAATGCCTGTCATTGGTTCGTTCGTTCACCAGAACGGCCAGAACAGTGAATACGTCAACCGTATGTATGAAATCCAGAAGGATATGAACGACGATTACGAACGTTCCGACGCTGGCAAACAGCGCAAAGGCAAGAAGTCTTCATCGAACAAGCCGAAGGAATTGAAGCAGGTAGACACCGCTGTAAGTTCGGTATCGAAGCTCAATAAAGAAATCAAGGCTATCCGGAATGATCCGAAAAAGGACCCGGACCGGAAACGCCAGGAAATCGACCAGCGGCGAACCAAGATAAATGACCTTGCTAAGAAAGTCGTCCTAAAGTTCGATAAATAAAAAGAACAGCCTGCTATCCATCACGGACGGCAGGCTGTTTTCCATTTACGGCTCGTCAAAAAATCGTCAAAAATAAATGTTACAATGTGATACAACGTGACCAAATCTGGCACCAAATCAATAAATATCAAGCTAAAAAAGCGCTTATTTAGGCCATTTTTAACAATTTTGTACTATTCTGTATATTACTTACGATAATTTAACGTTATCGGAAGTAATCGAGGGGCTATTTCTACCCCATGTTCAAAATGACTGCAAAATCGCTGTATCGAGTTCT